TCAATAGGTGGCTACTTTACCAGATTCTTTTGTGTCTGTAACGACAGATTGCACGTATGACAATAACCAAAAACTTTTTCGCCCATCCTTATAAGGCCTATGGTATCTGCCTTCACGAATTCGAGCGTCTAGAGTTTCAGGTTCGATATTGAGCATGTGTGCAAATTCTTCACGACCAACTCGGCGTTCTTCTTTTGACTGGGCAATACGTTCAGCTACTGCAACAATCTTTTCTAGAATACTAGCCTCTATTTTAACTACTTGTCCCATTACCCCTCCTTACTTTCCGCTTTTCTAAAATCAGTCTCTGTCACAATCCACTGAACATCTTTAAGACTTGGACGAAATACGACAACGCAACAACCAAATGGCGCATTAGATGATGAACCGCCAAACTTTAAGCGGCCACGAATAAAATGAATTTCACGACCCAAACAATAGTCTTGAAACCAACGGGCATCAGTGCGAACAGGAACGAGTGCAACTACCGTATGACCCTTACTTGCTGTTTCTGCTGCTTTGGCAATCCAATCTACAATTTCACGGCCGTATGGTGGATTCATCCAACATGTTCCAGACCATTCTTGTTTCAGCCCATCAATTTCAGGCGTGAAGTAGCGCTCACATTTGGCATTCCCAGGCAGAGCACAAACATCTAAATCAAAGTTAAAAACTCGATCCAATTTTTCAAAAAAATCTTGCGGTGTTGACCATACATCTGTTCTATTTTCAGCAAGACCAAACAGCTTGCTTTGGGCCATTGTGTTCATCCCTCAGCTCCCGATTCAACATCCAACAACATGCTGCCTTCCTCTGGATATTCGGTCATCCAAAAGTAATAGCCTTTGCCACTGTGCCCATCTTCAAAAAATTTAATAGTTAGTTCAGTTTCAAGTTGATCTAAATCATTTTCACCATCTGGATTTACAAATTCGAGAAGGCTTTTTAATTGGTGACCATTAAGAGTTATGCTCATTGTTCAGCTCCCGATTCGCTTGCTTCTTCAACTTCATCCCAATTGACAAAGGCAACCCCTGAATCACATTCTATTTCACCCTTGTGATTGCAATTAGGACACTGAACCTTGTCCCCATCCCACAAGTAGCACCCAATGCCACGTTCAGTTGTTACTTCTGCATAGTCGCCAAAACCACAATTAGAGCAGGCATCAAGCCAAGTAATTTTAAGAGTTTTCATTTTGATCACCTGCTGCTTCAACCATTGCCTTATATCCAGTTTTACTTAGCGTCGACATCGGCGCGACTGAATATCGTTCGTATGCTTGGAACATCTTTTCCGATGGAACCTTAGGCATTAGTACATAACCCTCTGGCACCGCCTGAGCTTTGGCTTTTTCTTGCCATGCATACCAAGCTCCATTGATAAATGATTCTGCACATGAGTTGAATGGTAAGTCGTAAAAATCACCATTAAAATGAGATTTTTCCTCATTCAGTATTTCTGCAATTTCCGAAAGCTTCTCAAAAGCCTCTCTTTCCTTATTCAAATCAAAAATCATTACGCCCTCAAATATTCTTCTTTAGTCCACTCAACAAACTCTTTATAAAGTTGTTGAGCTGGTTTATTTAACCGGTTGTGATAGTCGATAGTTATACGGCGCCAAGCGACTGGTACCGCATAATGCTTGGTTAGAAACATTGCTTGATCCATGCCTTGCCGGACTATTACGTAGCCCAGCAATTGCAAGTAGTACATAAAACCAAGCATGTGTTTTTGGCTCACTTTCTTGTACTGATCTTTCATGTTAGAAACCGTCCACTAATAGATAATCAGGATCAGCTTCAGGTTGAGTAGGTGTAGGATTCTCTAATTCATAGCGGCGTTTTCTCACATACCCCATTAGCTTCGGTTGAATCTGCGGATCTCGTGCAGCCACGTCTATTTCCAAAGCATCTAGCGTTGTAAGGTCTGGTGCAGTTTGGATTTGAACCATTAAAGAGGGTGGCTCATTAGCAGATGCCTTTTCTTTTTCTAGCTCTTCAAGACGTTTGTGAGTGGCGAGAAGGATAGGCTTCATTTGTTCGTCATCCCATGTGCGGGTATAACGATAAACCGCATTTACTTCTGCAGGTGTTTTTGACTCTTTTACACGCTGTAGAAGAGTATCTAGGGTTTGCTGATATTCTGGATCTACTTTAGGCTCGTTAGTTTCTGGAACTAATAGATCCTCGGATGATGAAACATAAGGCCCCTCAGTAACAACAATTGCACTATCGAGATCCTCTTTTAAATCTTTAGTAGGCTCTTCAATTACTGTTTTTTCAGTATTAACCTGAGGTGATTTCTCAACTTCATTTTTTAAAGGCTTTTCTTCTTCAACTTCATCAGTTGGCTTGTTCAGAAGTTTGAGCATATCTTCAGCAAACTCACCTCCACTTACTTTGATAATGGCGCAGCAATGAGCAAAAGCATTATCAAAACTTGAGTGAACTTGGCCATGCTGGAGCATGCGCAATTGTCCTTTAGATCCATTCCACTTAAACTGCTGCACACCTAATTCAACAGTTGGGCTAGGGTAAGAGCAAGTAGAACCTTTTTCTGGCGCAACTCTTAATGGTTCTGGTACCTCAAATTCACCAATAAAAATAGTTCTAGGCTTTAATTGAAATTCGAATTTATCAAAAACATCAAAGCCAAAGTCATAAGGGTTAAATGGTTCCCAGCCATTACGCTCAGTATTATTTACTAAAAGTAATTCACCGTTGGCCCAAGCAAGTTTGGCTTCAACTTTATTTAGAATTTTCATGCTGTCATCCCCGTTTTAGCTAATGATTCAATGTCTTGTTTAACTGCTGGTAGTTTTGCTGCTTCAATTTGGATAAGGGCATCTATGCCGAAGTGTTCACAAACTGTTTTCACGTCTAGGCCGCGTTCAGCTATGAAGTTTTGAAGTTCATCTCTTTGTTGATCTGAGATACCGTTAAATTCTGGTGGACTAATCCAAGTGCCACGTTGCTTATCAAACGTGCAATTCAATGCTTTAGCTCTCATTAACATTGCTTGGCGCATGTTCTGGTAATACATGTGTTCTTTATCAAGCGACTCAGTTAATTGATTAAGGTCACCTGCATGCTCTGCTTCCTCACAGCTTTGTTTCCAGTTTTCTAGCTCTTCTTGGGCTTTAGCTGCTGCAAGTTGTGCAGGCGTTAAGGTGTTAATGTGATCTTTAGCTTGAGTAATCAGGTCAGCCAAGAAAGTAGGGTGTGCTTTAAGATCAGGTACCCATACTTCACCGGTTTCACCGCCTAAAGCACCTGAGTTTTTCGCATGATGTGTAGGCGAAGGTTTGAAATTAATAACGCGGGCATTTTTACCTTCACCAGTAGTAACAGTTGTTAGATAACCCATGACATCTGCGATACGGTAAAGCTCGTTACGGTTTTTACCACCTAGATCTGGGCGGTAAATAATTTGATCACCGTTTTGATCTTCTGATGCGTGTGCAATGAAAACAACATCTTTACCTAAACTGATCAAAGTATTGATGTATTGCTTGAACGTTTGGTTCGCTAAACCTTGAGCCTTTAACTTTAAAGAGCCATCTTTTTGACGGTTATTAGCAGTTAGCAATAGATGGGTTTTAATGCATTCAAGCATTGCACCCACGGTATCAATGACTACGGTTTTATATGGTGCTAAGTCCTGCGGAGTAAGGTTTGCAACATCACTCCATTGTTGAACCTGTACAACCGCACCACGACGTAATTCACCAGTACGGTGAGCACCACGGTCAAAGTCAAAAGAAATTGCTTTTTCCGCAGTAAAGCCCATCGATGATTTACCTAAACCCGGATCAGCGTATAGGTACACAATAATTGCTTGAACCAATAAAGTTTGGTCAGCAGTAATAATCGGTAGAGCCATTATTCTTATCCTTATCTTGAGCCTGTAAAACCGCGTTTTTGCTTATATGCTTTGCGGTCATAAGTAGGGATATTTGTTTCACGCAGTTTTATAGCGAGCTGCTTTCTGCGCTGAAAATCGATTTCTTGGGTGAGTTCATTCCAAACTTTTGGATAAGAAGTTTGGAACCTGAACACATTTAAAGGCGTCTTAACTCCGTCTTTAACTTTGTAAAGAACTGAGCCATTAGCATTAGATGCGTACACTTGCCAGCCAATGCGAACTGAATACAGCCCTTTATCATCACGGCCTAAAAATGACTTGTAGCCGTCAGGATGTTTTTTGAAATTAGACATGTTCAGCTTCCTTACATTCACATGTACCAACAAAGGCATAGGTAAGCGGGCTTGGAGCATCAACTGGAGAAACATCCTTAATATTTAAAGGAATAATTTCTTTTCGATATTTAACTAAAACCACATCACCTTCACGGCAATCGACAATTCCTTCTCTTGAAGAAAAATGAGCAGATTTAGAAGATTGGGTTACTCTGCAAAATGAAACCTCATCACCAGCTTTGATTTTTGAACGGTCAACAGGAATCATCTTCTTGCAAGTAGGGCAGTTGTAATCTTTCATTAAGCTGCCTCCAACCATTTATTACGGTCGATATAGCCCGCTAATAAAATATTTATGTTTTTATGGTCGTCATGATTGGTGAAATCATTCCAAGGTTTGCCGCTTAAGTCAGTTACTGACTCAATAGCAAGGTTAGTAATTTCAGCCGCTGTAAAGTCAGATCCAGCTACACCGTAGTTATCTGCTACCCCGTCAAAATCAAAGCTTACGTTTAGTTTGAAGCCGTCTATGCGGATAACAGCTACACCAGTTTTTTCACCAGTTTGCTTAATTCCTAAGAGTTCATATTCAGAAGCAACTACTTGTTTGCTTTCATATGAGTAATTGAAGGGGATGCTAGAGTTAGCTGCCTTATATTCACAAGAAGCTAGGCCAGCAATCAAAACAAGTGCTGTAACACCCGTTACCTTGATATGGTTGAATGGAATTGCATTTACGTTCATAATTGATCTCGCAGTTTGCAAAAGCACATCGACTCTCTTACCTTCCGATGTGCTTTTTTGTTGTCTACGAGATTTATATTAACTATGGTTAATTTTTTAGTCAAGAGAAAAGTTAACAATGGTTAATCTTTTTATTAACTATAATTCATGCTTTAATAGACAAAAGAAAACCCAACTATCAAAGGTGATAGAAATGAGTCTAGGCGAAGAAATGTTTGAATGGCGCAAGCAGATGGTTGAGAAACTACTGCTTCAGGAAAGTAATATTGATCAACTAGAAGAAAAAGTTGATCGTGCTGAAAAGATTCTTTTTGGTGATTGCACAGCCGCTTTCAAAATAGAGTGCACGCTTCGGAACGCGTATGCGCTGAAAGCTATTCTTGATGACTTTGCCACCAAGAATAACTGCAAGCTGAGTATAGTAGAGTGTGAGTAATCAGGGTTAGCTCATTCCTGAAATGGGTTTTGATGTGGCTTTAGGCTTTGGCTTAAGTTCTTTTAAAGCTTCTTCTACCGCTTTCAGTGATTCCTGGTAGGTTTTAACCCAAAGATCAGCACTTTTTATATTGATGGTTGAAGGATCAGTATCAGCAATGGTTGCCTTAGTAAGCTCTAACGCTAGAGCTTCTATGATTTCAGTTTTCATATTTTCTCCGATATTAATGGTTATTTAAGATCAATGTTGGCACAAAGTCTTAATCCCATAATATCAGGGAAAATTTGAATATATTAAAAAAGAAAACCCACCGTGGTGGTGGGTTAGATGGAGTTTGTTGAGATGATTGCTATTACAAAAAAAGGGGAGCTTTTACAGATTGAAAGCAACTCATCAATTACTGGACATCAATTTATAGGGGTAATCATTACTAACCCAAGTCAATTAAATGGTGATTACCAAAACATTGCTAATCATTTTTATTGCACAGATCCAGAACAACTTCAAAGGCTAACCCTAGACGCTTTACGTACAAATCAGAGTCGCCACCATTTGTTGAGTGAGCAACCTTAACAACCTCAAACATTGTACTTTCTTCATCAATATTTATATCGATCCATTCACCAATACGAGGGTGTGTCGTAAATTGTCTTGCATATAAAGGTTCGGGTTTGTCACTAGAAACATCAATTACAGTAAGTTCAAGCATTTTCTCTCCTCCCGATATGTTTTAAAGGATCGTTTCGGGTCACGACAGGTAAATTTATGAAAAATGAAATTAATTATTTAACAATGGCAATGAGCCTTATTGCTTTAGCAATGTCATTTCTTACATTTCAATGCAATCGCTTGATTGTTGGTATGTGCTATGGTGCAGCGCTTGTACTCATCATCATCTACATAATATTGAAGATAAATAGAAAAACACGAAACAAGGATAGCAATAAATGCTAAAAGCTGAGTTATGTAAGCGCTGGGGTGTTTTTTAATTGATTTAGCTATCAGTAAGGAAAAATCAACAAAATAAGATAATACCTTTGCTGTCCAATGCTTGCTTGGCTCTCTAGTGCCTACGTAAGTATCGGTACGTGGATCCCATCTCATATCACCAGGATCACCCTTGTACCGAGCCTTAAACTTATTTAATATTTTTCCAAACACGTATTATTCTCAATTTATCAATTATCTTGTGATATTGGTGGGCGCAAAGGCTAATGCTGCCAACATTAGTCAAATCCAAGACCTTGCTAACCTTGGATGGAAAGACCGACTTACTATCGGTCTTTTTTTATTATTTAATTTTCTGCCCAAGCTTTCCTTCTTTCACCAACTGCACGACCTGCTCATTAGTAAGCACAGGAATAAAGACCTTATCGCCAATGTCTTTAGAAAGAATCTTCACTTCTTCGGCTGTTAGCACCAAAGCTTCACCATGTTTCGCAGCATCATTGATGCGAGCAATAATCTGGTTGATTGGTAGTTTAGAGTTGTCCATAAGTCTTCCTGTGATTAATGCGAATAAGGATGTTCTTGTCTGTGCTGACTTGGCGGCACGATATCTGTAATAGCGGTAATACTTTCAACTTCGTCCATTTCAAAGAAAAATCGCTCACCACCATTCACAGAAAGCAAACTTAAAACCCCACCATTGATGCCGACAAATTCTTTAATTGTGCATCTTCCATCCTTCAAGCACACCTGAACAAACTCATTCGGCACAAGATCTGCATCAGGGTCGCATACAACATACCAGCCATTACGAATTGCTGGAAACATTGAGTCGCCAGTGCCTTTAATGCCATAGGCTCGTGGACCTGCTGTATGAGTTGGAACATAGCCATCCCCAGCATTTCCATCGTATCCCATATCTGTGAAATACCCATCCATTCCCATTTTTGAATAGGCTTTAACTGGAACATATCTTTTTTGTATAGGGAAAGGCTTAGCTGGCGCTTGAACAAACTTAACGGCATCTTCACTATCTGGAATATTGTACTTCTGCTTAAATGCTTCAATATCAATAACATTTAATTGAGCTAAATTGTTACTCGATTCTTGTTCATCCGATCCACCATAAAGCAACCAATCGTCACTCACACCTAAAAATTTCGCAATGACTTTCAAATTTTCTGCTGTAGGTACGCTAGTTCCATCTAGCCATTTCTTTGCTGCAACAGGAGATTTTTTAGTTGCTCTTGCTAAATCAGCGGCTCTTAATTTTTTTTCTTCAAGTTTTTGCCTAATTCGAGTGTGTAAAGACATAACAAATATTCCAAAAACATTAACTAATGTTAATACGATCTATTGAAACTATGGTTAACAAGTGGTAAATTTGGCTTATTAACTATAGTTAACTTGGTGTAACCATGAAAATTAGTGACCTCATGACATACCACGGCTGCAAAAATCGGAAAGAGTTGTCTGAAAAAACTGGATATTCAACCGTGACCCTCTGGAAGTGGGAAAACAACGGTATACCAGCCAGAACTCAAGCAGTCCTGCAAGTCAAAACCAAAGGCAAACTTAAAGCCGATTTACAAGCATTAACCGCTTAGGAACTAAACCATGAGCAAAGTATTAAATGAATTGCCTGCAAGCGCTAGCAATAACGAATCGCTCATATTGCAAGCACTTAACGCTAGCAATCAAAGACAAGTAGCAGAGATGATAAATGTCGATGCAAGCATCCTTTCACGGATGAAAACAGAAAAGAAATCAAATGGATGGACTGAGATTGAGTTTATTAGCTTTTTGTTGACAGCCATTGGTTTGAAGGTTGTGCAAGAAAGTGATGTGTATTGCTCACCTGAAATTGCAGAAGCAACGCGAGTTTATTTAGCACATGCATTCACTTCACCTGAATACATGCGGATTTTATTCAAATAAAAAACCACTACCTGCTGTAACAGGAGTGGTTTATAGGCATTCAGTCGAGATGAATCAAATGAATAAAACTAATTTATCAAATCAAACAACCGAACGCAACCAGCCAGAATTTTTAGTGGGTGACGTTGTAGTACTTACTAAAGAGTGTCGTACTTTCAAATCAAATGATTTATTTGAGGTTAAAAATAAAACTTTGACTAGGTTGTGGACTATCAAATCAGAGAATCATTTGATTCTGGTTTCTTCAAAAGAAATCCGCACAGCAACAGTTGCAGAACTTAATGCCAAACGCCGACTAACAAGCGCTGAGCAAGCATTAGCGGAGGTGTCATGAACAGCTTTACACACCAAATCAAAGATTCTCGTCAGCAAAGTGAAATCCAATCTTTTTATGAGCCTGCATTGCGAGTGCTTGGGCACCTATTTGAGGTGAAAAAGCAAAATTTACGTAACAAAGGTTATGACGAAAATAATGCAGCGGTAACTCGTGATGAGTTTATGCAAGCCCTTTCAGAACAGCACAGAATGCCAATTTTCCATGCTGGACAAATCATTTCAAGCTTATATCAAGCTAAACGGATCCGGTACTTAGGCAGCACTTTTATTCAGATGAATGAAGAGGAGTCTAAATGAATGAGTTGGCTCTTTTCGCAGGCGCTGGTGGCGGAGTACTCGCATCTTATCTCTTGGGATGGCGAACAGTGTGCGCAGTTGAACGTGATGCCTACGCCGCACAAGTTCTGGCGCAACGACAGAATGATGGAATTCTCGAAGCTTTCCCAATTTGGTCTGACATTACAACTTTTGACGGAAAACCATGGCAAGGAATTGTTGACGTTATATCTGGCGGCTTTCCGTGCCAAGACATTTCATCCGCAGGAAAAGGCGCAGGGATTGAAGGTGAACGTTCCGGGCTTTGGTCAGAAATGGCACGAATTATCGGTGAAGTACGACCTAGATACGTGTTCGTGGAAAACTCACCAATGCTTGTTTCCAGAGGACTTACAAGAGTCATCAGTGACCTTGCCCAAATGGGGTATGACGCGCAATGGGCACGTTTTTCAGCATCTAACTTTGGAGCGCCCCATATCCGGGACCGAATATGGATTGTCGCCAAATGGAGTCAGCTTCTTTCACACTCCGAATTGCACCGGTCTAGATGGTGGAAGCAACAGCAGGAAGGCCTTAAAGAAGCGTCAAATGCAATTTCCGACACCCAAAGCTTCGGATGGGAACAAGCGAGGCAAGGTGAGCAATCATCCAAGGAACGGTTTAGCCGGCGTGGTGGAGAATTTGCCCACCCCGACTGCCTCAATGAGCAAAGGGTCTTCACCAGCGACGCTGACCAGGAAAGATGGCAAGAGCAGGGTAAACGATCGGCTCGATCATCATGTAATGAATTCACATGGTGGCAAGTTGAACCCGAACTGGGTCGAGTGGCTGATGGGGTGGCCCATCGGGTGGACCGACTTAAAGCCATTGGAAATGGACAAGTTTCAATCGTGGCTAAATGCGCATTCGAATATTTAGGTGGTGCAAAATGAATTATTACCAACACCATATTGGTGACTTTAACAATGCGACTCGCCACCTCAGTTTAATTGAGCGTGCGATTTACCGCGACTTATTAGACATGTATTACGACACGGAGAAGGCGATTGATGCATCAAGCATTGATCGTCTAGCACGTCGTTTGCAATGTACTACCGAAGAGCAAAAAGAAGCTCTCAAATATGTACTTGATGAGTTTTTCATTCTTGAAGAAGGTGTTTATCGCAATAATCGTTGTGAACGAGAAATTGCTGAATATCACGGGAAAAAGAAACAAGCGAGTGAGGCTGGTAAAGCGTCTGCTGCAAAACGTGCAGCGAAAAAGAAAGGTTCGTCCAACAGTGGTTCATCAAAAGATGACCAATCGTCTAACGAAAATTCAACGGTCGTTGAAAATCCGTTAGACGAAGAACAAACGGGCGTGCAACCAACCAATAACCATAAACCATTAACCATAAACCAAGAACCAATTATTGATAGTAGTAGTAATGCGCGTGAAGAAAATTCGCAATTTACACCAATCCAATTTGCTCAGTATCAGATCGATGATCACAAGCGTTACTCAATGCGTGAATTCATTTCTGAATACAGCGAGTTTCAATACGATTTCATCTCACTTGCTCAACAAAGATTTGTTTCTGTACCTGAAATCGACTTGAGAACCATGATTCAAAATTTCGGTGACTGGTACTTTGCAAACGAATCAAGTTCGTTGAATACACCAAGCATCTGGCTGGTTAAGTGGTTCTCTTGGGTTCAAAACAACGAGAAACAAGTTGCTGCTAACCGCAAGAAGCAAGAGCAAATCAATTCAGCTGTTCAAAAACCACAAGAGTCGGGTTACTTCGCCAATCTTTTTGAAGAACAAATCGAATCTCAAATCGTGGATGTAACCCCGGCAAAAAAGTTTCCAATGATTGAGGAGATAGGTCATGCATGAGATTACCTTGAACGAAGTGCGTCAATTAATCGCTTCTCTTCGCACTGTTTACGCTGCTCAGTTCAATAAGCAATTCCCTACAAGTGGAGAGAGTGCAATACCGCTGTCAGTAGTAGAACAGATCGCACTTAAAACACTGGCTGGCGTTCAACAAAACCAATTTAACAACGCACTTGGTCGTTTACTTACAGCAGGTGGACGCTTTATGCCGTCATTTGCCGAGTTTCGCACCTGGTGCATCGGTGAAAGTTGGATGTCTCCCGAAGAAGCTTGGTCACGTGCATGTAAATTTACGACTGACCGTACCGTGGTTATTACACAAATTACAAAATATGCATTAGACGAAGTGATGTATTTGATCGAAGCCGGCCAAATGCGAGCAGCTCAAGATAATTTCTTCGGAACCTACAACGTGATGGTGGCTAAAGCGCAGTTAAAGGGCCGTCAGCAAGAGTTTTACACACCGCCGTTACAACTAGAGCATAAAGAACCTGAACACACTCCAGTAAGCAATGACGAAGCGCAAAAGCATCTCAAATCTTTAATGGAGCGGTTAAAGATTAATGGCCGTAAACCAGCACCAGTACAAAAACTTCAGGCAAAAGAAAAAGAGCCTGAACTTGCAAAAGAATTAGGGCCAGATCCTTTCGACAATCCGCATGAATACGCAGAGATGTGTCGCCGAGAAGGTATGCCGATACCTAGAAATATTCTTCAGCTAATTGAAGGGGCGAATGTATGAGCCATTTCCAAGATAAGCATGTGATTCATGTTGATGAACAAAATCAAGTTATCAAGTTCACACGTAGAAATGAGATTGTGGAGTGTGATCACGGGCGTATTCAAATATCAAAGGAAGATAATGAGATCCTTTGTATGGACTGCAAAACAAAACTTAATCCAGTTTTATGGATTGCCAAATATTTAGACCAATTGAATCAAGTCACCCAACGTAATAACAGAATGCTGGCAGAGGTCCGTGAAATACAGGCAAAGCTTGAAAAGAAAAATAAGTTTATGTGCAAACACTGCCATGAAGTAAACACTATTGATTTTAAGAAGCTTCCTTCACAAGCAGCTGTAGTGCGCGGTATGGCCGTAATTGATCAAGAGTTTGACGGTATGAAAGTGGAGCATAGCCGATGAAGTTAACTAAACAGCAACGTGCTGAGCTAAAACAAAAGTTTGGTGGACATTGTGCCTACTGCGGGGAATTACTGGGTGAAAAGTGGCATGCAGATCATATCGAAGCAGTGAGACGAGATTTAATTCATGTTGGTGGCGGTAAGTTAATTACGGGTGAAATGACTAGACCGCAAAACGACACTTTAGAAAACATGAACCCTGCATGTGTTCCTTGCAATACAAACAAATCGTCTATGCCGCTGGAAGGGTGGCGGAAGATGCTTACTCATTATCGTGATGTGCAGTTACTACGCGATAGCACACATGCTCGTCATTTGCTTCGTTTTGGACTGATTGAAATTAAATCTGAGCCGGTGAAGTTTTTCTTTGAGAATTACAAAGGAGCAAGCCATGAATAAATGCCCACACTGTGCAGCTGAAGAATTAATAAATTCTTATGGTGGTCTTCCAGAAGCAAAGGCTTACATGAGGCGTTATTTCAAGCTGAATGGAGGATTAAGAAATAAGTATCCAAGAACAGGCGCTTTGATAACTCAAAAGATGAATGAATTGCAGAGCGCAATTTTAACTATAGAGGGCGGAAATAATGGACAGTAAATGGCTGGAAGAACAACGCCACGAATTAGCAAAATTGGTAGATCGTGAGATTCATTGTCCAATTGGGTTTCACAATTTAAGAAACCTTTATGAATTGGAAATTACGGCACGGGGGCGGCCAGCATTAGGTTTTCCAAATCTACCTCATAATCAATATAAGCCAGATCCAATAATTAAGTTAAAGGAAGATCTAGCTAAGTTAGTAGAAAAATATAAACAAGATGCCCATGCGTTAACTCTATTGGGTGATCTGGATAAATCACGTGTTTATAACGGCATTGCCAATCAATTAGACCAGTTACTTAAGGGTTAAGTGTAATGAGCAAAGTTTTAATTGGAATTGATACTGGAGTAAATACCGGCTTTGCAGTGGCATTTGACCAGGGTACTGGTGGCCAACTACACGATGTTGAATCTCTAACAATTACTCAGGCAATGAGCAAAGTTTTAGAGCTGGTAGAGGGCCATGGCAAAGAAAATCTAATGTTGTTTATTGAGGATGCCCGTTTGCGTACATGGTTTGGTAATGCAGACGCGCGACAAGCTCGCAGCGGTGCCGGAGTTCGTGAGGGGATCGGATCCGTGAAGAGGGATGCTCAGATTTGGGAGGATTGGTGCAAAGAACAAGGCTTGAAATACAAGATGATTCACCCTGCAGCTAACAAAACCAAAACTGATGCTAAGTATTTTTCAAAACTAACAGGGTGGGCAAAGAGAACTAATGAACATGCACGGGATGCAGCAATGCTTGTATTCGGGCGATATGCAAAATTTTGATGTGAAAAAGGTTTTAACAAGTTGTTTTTTATTAAAGGTAAAGGGTAAGTAGGAAGGCGATTATGTTAGTTGAAAAGTTTGATTTTATTGAGTTACTTCGCCTTGCTATTGCTCAAGGCAAAGCAGAAGGTAAGAAAATTTCAAAAGATGTAGTTTTAGGTGAATTAGCGCTGTTATCACCAGCTGCAAAGCTTTGGGCCACAGTACTGGTTGAGAAGGTTGATTTTGAACGTATTGCAATAATTACCCCGGCACAAAAACAAACTGAAACTTTTTACAGTAAATATGATTTTAATTTTCAAACTGAACGCCGTATTGAAGATATTCCGGGCAAGGTTGAATTCGTTCGCGGCGAGATTAAATCTGGTAATTTTTTCCGAGCGCGAAATAAATTAGCGGTAAAGATTCATGAAGAAATGGTAAAGAAAAAATTTACACCTACTAATGCTCAAGGTGATCTCACTAATCTGGCTAAAGGAATGGCTGAGATTATTTTGCGTGGCCATGTTTTTGTTAAGGCTATGTGTGGAGGATGCCAAGGAATAGGAAAACTCGAAACTTTTAATTCAAAAGGTTTTTCTGAAGGGGCAAAGTTTTGCGAAAAATGTAATGGAACTGGCAAGCGTCCATATACATTAAATGAAAAAATGAAAATTGCAGGAATTGTTGCCACTAAGACTGCTTACATAAAAAGCTATCAAAAGTTTGAGTTATTTGGAGAATCTATTGTTGCAGAATGGGAAAATGAAATTAGATCGGGTATTTCTCGCTCATTTCGTTTTGAACTTCCTGATAATCAAGAAACTTGTGCTTGACAGTTGGGTATACACTTGAGTATAAAGATTTCTAAAATGGGCGAAATGTAAAGTAATCGCCAGAAAGATTTTAAAAGCTCGCCAAATGGTGAGCTTTTTTGTATTGAATGAATTATGAAATTTTATGCTTAGGCCTTATAATTTTCTAAATAAAATTAAACAGGAATAAGAAATGGGTAATCTGCCTAAATTTTATCAAGTTGGTACATGTCATTATAATCTTGATCAAATTGTCAAAATAGAATCAAGTATAGACCTTAGCTCCGTATTAGTTAATTTCTCGGATGGTTCTGAAGTAGAGTTTCCGTTCGATAGTGAAGATGAATACAATCAATTTATCCATTTAATAAGAAGTATAAATTTTTCTTCAGATTTAAATTTTTAATTTGCCGAGCGTATTACGGCGCATGAAGCCCTGCCAAATACTAGTTATTGGCGGGGCTTTTTCTTTTTGGAGTATGTATGACTGAATTTCAAAAAATTACGCATGAGATTAGACAGCTCCAAATAGAGCTAAATCACACAGGCAGTTGCACAACCAAAGGCCTAACAGAAGAAGAGATCGCTCACTTAGATGAGCGATTTTTTTTAGCCATAGCAAAGCAAAACAAATTAATTGCACGGCTCAACAACAAGCCTAAGGGCTTCTTTTAAGGGGCTAGGGCATGGATGGTAAAGATTATTTTTGGCTTACAAGAAAAAAAGAACCTAAAACCAAACCCAAATCCAGACCACTGCCTAAGGCGAAGCAAAAATATCTCGAGGCTGAGGCAACACTTAAGGAAGAACTTGAGGATTTGGCGATTGGTTTTGAAAGTAAGTTTCAACCGATCCATACCAAACACTGGCGCTTTGATTTTCATATTGTGAAATTGCGTTTGCTCATTGAAATTGAGGGTGGGCCCTGGTCTGGTGGACGTGGTGGAAAGCTGGCAAATAAAGCATGGAGTCTTGATCGATATGATCAAGCTGAAGAGATGGGTTATAAAATAGAGCGCTTTCATCCAGATTCTATTTTGTCGGGATATGTCATCAACTGGATAAAAAGTGAATTAGCGAGAATTGAAGATGGATCAGATCAGACCATTTCCTCCACAGGACTTGATTGATAAAGCCGAGGAGGATGAGGCTATTATATTGGCCCCAGCACCTGACCTAATGAATTGGGTGATCACAAACTTTTTAACTATTGGTGGACCTCTACATAACCCTGATCATGACCATATTGCTGAGCTGCTTCATGATAATGAAGAATTCCTAGCCTGTGCATGGGCTTCATCTGCTTGTATGGCTAAAAAGCGTATGGTTTTAGGTCAATGTGAAAAAGTAATGTTCAATCAAGGTGGTTGGAAGAAAGCACGGCAAGAGCAGCAAATGCGTGATTGGTTCGGCTATGTGCCGGTTTACCTCATAACAATTGATGCTAGTTATTGCGACCAAGCTACAGACCGAGACTTTTGCGCTTTAATCGAACATGAACTTTATCACATTGGCGTGGAGCGTGATGAAGATGGCGAAGCTTTTTACAGTGATATGACAGGTTTACCAAAGCACTACTTGGCAGGTCATGATGTTGAAGAATTTGTAGGCGTTGTAAAACGATGGGGAGCGGACGAAAGCGTTAAGCGGCTACTTGAAGTGGCGAAGCAAGCGCCGTTTGTATCAGAGGTAAATATTTCAAAGTGCTGTGGAACATGTTTAATAAGTTGAGCCTAAGGGCTCTTTTTTTTTGCCTTGTTTCCTTGATGTACCTTGACGGATAGAGAGAAATGGCGACATTAAACAAAAAGCAAAAACTCTTTATTGTACAATCGCTTGCTGTGTTTAATACCCCTCAAGAAACAGTTGGTCTCGTCAAGGAAGAATTTGACATTGATGTTTCTAGACAGCAGGTAGAGTCATATGACCCTACAAAGTTTGCTGGAAGAGACTTAAGCAAGGAACTTAAAGAAATTTTCGAAAAAACACGGGAAGAGTATTTGAGTCAACCACTAAATAAAATTAGTGGTGCAAATGACATTGTTCAGTTGAAGATTTTAAGTGATTTGCTTTGGACTAAAAAAAACAATGTGACCATGACAATTAAGATCGTGGACCAAATACAAAAGATCATGAAAGGCTTTTATGACAAGAAGGGGGAACAAAATAATAAAGGTGGTAATCCTGAAGCGAACAAAACCAAAGCTGAAGTAGAGCTTGAGATTAAAAAGCTTGAACTTCAGAAGTTACAACGTGAGGTAAATCCACCTGAGTATCGTCCACCTGAAGAGGATTACAAGCTTGTGCTGAATCCTGATGAGGAGATACCAAATGAGCCAATTCTTTAATCCTCCAGAAGGTTCGGTTCAATTAACACCAAAGCAGGCAAATATTTATTTGTGGGGCTGGCAAAAAGAAGCCCGTTTTCGTGATGCTGTTTGTGGTCGACGTTTTGGTAAAACATTCTTGGCTAAGGCTGAAATGCGCAGAGCCGCAAGATTAGCAGCTAAATGGAATGTTTCTGTCGAGGATGAAATTTGGTATGCAGCTCCAACATTTAAGCAAGCAAAGCGGGTTTTCTGGAAGCGATTAAAGCAGGCTATTCCAGCCTCATGGCGAGCTGGTAAACCAAATGAAACTGAATGTTCAATCACTTTAAGAAGTGGCCATGTAATTCGTGTCGTAGGTCTAGACAATTATGATGATCTTCGTGGATCTGGTTTATTTTTCTTAATTATTGATGAATGGGCCGATTGTAAATGGGCGGCATGGGAAGAAGTACTTCGCCCGATGCTTTCAACATGTAAATATGTTGTCAACGGCGAACAGAGGGTTGGTGGTCATGTTTTAAGGATCGGAACACCTAAAGGCTTCAACCACTGTTATGACACTTTCATGGACGGTCAGCCAGGGCATGAACCGGATTGTAAAAGCTTTTCTTATACATCGCTTCAGGGTGGGAATATTCCTGAATCTGAGATCATTGTTGCTAAACGCAAGATGGATCCGAAGACATTTAGCCAGGAATATGAGGCAAGTTTTGAAAGTTACCAAGGTGTCATTTTCTATTGCTTTAATCGCTTATTAAGTGCATCTACTGAAACAGTTCAAGTAAATGAGGTGCTTCATATCGGGATGGATTTTAACGTAACCAAAATGGCTGCTGTTGTGTATGTTCGCCGTGGTGAGCAGATGCATGCTGTCGATGAGTTTGTAAATCTCTTTGATACCCCAGCAATGATTGAAGCGATACAGGAACGATATCCAAAACATGAAATTGCAGTTTATCCCGATGCTTCAGGTGATAATCGAAAGTCGAGTAATGCTAGTGAAACGGATCTAGCTTTACTAAGAAAGGCTAGTTTTAAAGTACATGTGAACAGTAGAAACCCAGCAGTTAAAGATCGTATTAACTCAATGAACGGTATGCTCTGCAATACTTTGTCTGAGCGCAGATTATTTGTAAATGTAGATAAATGTCCTCACTTTGCAAAATGCCTAGAACGACAAATCTATGATGATTATGGACAGCCGGATAAGAGTGCCGGTTTTGACCATATGAATGATGCAGGTACATATCCAATCGCTTATTTATTCCCGATCGACAAGAAATCTGTTGGAGTTCGTAGGATTCGCGGGATGTCTTAAACAACGCACCTTTATAGGTGCTTTTTTATTGGTGTTTTTATGGCAGTTACTGATAAACATCCGCAGTATATTGCTGCACAAAAAAGCTGGTTGATTATGCGTGACGCCGTTGCCGGTGAAGAGCAGATCAAACAGGCACAAACAAAGTACTTGGCTAAATCGGCTGGCATGATTGAGGCTGAAAAGCAGGGTGATACAGCTGGAGAGATTTACAAAGCTTATTTAAGCCGTGCTCAGTATCCACTTTGGGTTCAAGATTCTCTTCGCACGATGATTGGTTTGGTTTCAAAGTTAGATCCAAATATCGTGATTGAAAGCACTTTGCTGCAAGGGCTTATCACGAATGCAACAAATGATGGATTTGGCCTTAAACAACTCTTTATCAGAATTTGCTTAGAGTTACTGGAATATGGTCGCTGTGGGTTGCTGGTTGATGTCGATGCTAATGGCGTGCCTTATTTCGCGCTTTACGATGCCCTATCCATCATAAACTGGAAGGAAAACAGCATTGGTGGCCGCAAAGATCTAAAGCTATTAGTACTTGAGGAGCAATTTGATAATAGTGAGGATGAGTTTGGCCACAATACAAAGACGGTTCATCGTGTTTTATCTATGACAGATGGCGCTTTATCAGTACGTTTATTTGATGGTTCTAAGGAAGAAGATAAAACACCTGGTCTAGGCGGTAATCTGCTTTCTTTTACACCATTTGTTTTTTGCGGCACCACTGATAATTCACCAGATGTCGGTACAGTCCCACTTTTGACAATGGCTAAAGCTGCTTTGAAGTATTACCAGCTCAGTGCTGATTATTTTCAGTCACTTCACCATACAGCGCACCCTCAGCCATGGATTAATGGCATTGATGATGAAGATCCCGATCTTAGCGTAACTGGTGTAATGGCTGTCTGGAGCCTACCCAAAGATTCACAATGTGGTTATTTAGAAATTTCAGGCAATGGTATTGAACTCACAAAGCATGAAATGGATGCTCAAAAGAATGCAGCTCTTGAAGCTGGAGCAAAGGTAATTGATACCAACTCACAAGAGTCAGGCGAAGCGCGCCGTGCCCGTCAGGATGACCAGCAAGCAAGCCTCCATAGTATTGTGACTTGTGCAGCTGCTGCTATTGAGCAGGCAATCAAATATGCTGCCCAATGGTTAAAGCTAGATCCATCTAAATACTCTTTTACGGTTGAGCCTGAATTTATAGTTCAGCAATACGACATCAATCTTGCTAAGCAACTATATGAAGGTGCAATAGCTGGAAAGAATTCGTTCCAAACCTATTGGGAATATATCGCTACGGGTAAGTTGCCAGCTCATGATTTTAAGGAAGAGTTGAAGCGTGTTGAAAGTGAGCGGGATAGTATGCCGTTGTAGGAGTAATAAATGGCCTCAAAAGAAGATAAATCACTACTCGAGGTACTAACTCAACACCAAGCATATTTGTACCGGACTTCATCTCAATCAGTTAATGAATTACTAACAATCTTTAATGATGAGTCAGCTTTAATGCTGGCAAAGCTTCGGGATTTGCTTGATGAGTTAAATGATTCTGAAAAAGCAGCTCTTGCAGCAGGTCTTTATACTACTTCTAACCTCAAGGAGTTACGAGACTTAATATCTGGTTGGCATACCAGTTTAAATTCTTCATTGCCTGAGGTATTTGCTGTTTCAGCAACTGCAATGGCTGTATATGAAGCTAATTACACAGCTAAGTTATACGGCGGCAAGATTAAGAAACCTAACGGTGAAAAGCTGTTTACTGCTGCAAAGAAGGTCCCTTTAGTTGGTGGTGCTCTTGTAGATGATCTTCTAAGTAAGATTGCTGAAAGCGCACGTCAAAAGGTCGAATATGCTATCCGTGACGGGATTAGCTCAGGCAAAACTAATCAGGAAATCGTCCAGCGGATTCGTGGTACCAAACGCCTTAATTATGAAGATGGCTTATTAACTAGTTCCAAAGCTGATATAGATCGTACTGTAAGAACAGTACGAAGCCATGTAGCCAATCAAGCATATTTAGACACTTTCAATAAAATCGGTTTTGAGTATGTCCGTTTTGTAAGTGTTTTGGATGGTAGAACAACAAAATTATGTGCTTCTTTGGACGGATCTGTTTGGGAAGTGAATGACCCAGCAAAGCGGGTACCGCCGTTGCATCCTAATTGTCGAAGTATCTTGATACCGGTCGAAAAAGACGGGCAGCTTGTCGGTGTACGCCCATTTGTGATGGATGAGCGGCGAGTTAAAGACATTCCAAAAGAAGAGCGGAGCCAATTAATCGGCCAACTGGATGCAAACACGTCTTTCAAAGAGTTTTTTAGCAAGACTGATGACTTTTTCCAGAAAGAATGGTTAGGGCCAAAGCGTTACAAACTTTTCAAAGAGGGGAAGTTTGATTTTGATAAGTTCTTCGATCCAGAGGGGCGGTTATATACATTGGACCAACTTCGAAAGTTGGATGAGCAAACCTTTAAGGAGTTGGGCTTATGAGTGAGTCAAGACATTTAGTGCTAAAGCGTCACCCTACTTTGAAAGGTTATCTGGTTATTTGTGATGAAGAAACTGGACAACCTCTAGCTGGACAAAGAGCAGTACAGATGAATTCTGATGCCTTAAATGGACCCGCAACAATTACTGTAACTTTTGAAGCATATGGTGCTCATGGTGTTCGCTTAGTGAGTGATGCACCAAGGCCAAATCAAACAAAGGAAATGTAGCGAAAGGTATTACAAATGTCTGAAAAGCAAATCACTATGTCAGATGCTCAATATATTCTGAGCACAAAATTAATTCTGGTGCCATTTCTTCAAATTAATATTTCAAGAGCCATGGCAATTTACGGTTTTACTTTTGAAAGATTAAAAGCAATTGCACTCATCAATTAGAACTTAATTTTTAACCTTAGCGCCTTCGGGTGCTTTTTTTGTGAGAAGAAAATGATCAAAGAAGTAACAGAGCAAGAGTTAGCTGAAAAGTCTGTGGCACCCCGAGTAACTAAAGCGCAAATTGATTCATTGATGGAGCGTGTTACATATACGGTTGAGCAACGCCCCGGTGGCACGACATCTACTTTTGTCCATGCATTTTTAGATGGAAAGTTTTTCCTAGCAACGGGTTTTAGTGCATGTGTGAATGCTGAAAACTTTGATGCTGAAATTGGTGAGCGTATGGCTCGTGGAAATGCAGAAAAGTCAGCTGAAAATAAACTTTGGGAGCTAGAAGGCTACCGTTTATTTGCAACAAATTTCTAAGATTTTAATCGAAATACAGCGTCCTAATGGGCGCTTTTTTAATGCCTGAAGCTAAGCAGAGGGTTCAACAATTAAACCCGCTAAGCGGTATCTCAAGGAGATTTTTAAATGCCAGACGAAATCAAAGTTGATTTGGAAAATCCTGAAATTAAAGCAGCTATTCAAGCCGCCGTTGATGAAGCTGTTAAAGGTCTTAAAGATAAGAACGCTGAACTTATCAAAGATAAAAAAGAGTTGAAAGATGAACTAGGTTCATTGAAATCAAAGGTTGAGGGTTTAGATCTGGATGCAATCAAGGTCCTGCTTGATAAATCAAATCAGGATGAAGAATCCAAACTTATTGCAGAAGGCAAGATTGAAGAAGTTATTCAGAAACGCACTGAGAAGATGCGTGAAGAGCATGACAAGGTTCTTAAGGCAGAGAAAGAACGGGCAGATAAAGCTGAAGCTTATGCCGAGAAATTCAAGAAATCAGTAGTGCAAAGCCAAATTGTTCAGGCTGCTATTGAACTTGAAGCACTGCCAGAAGCGACCCCTGATATCGCCTTTTTAGCTCAGACAAAGTTTGCATTAGATGAAAACGGCAAAGCTGTGGCAGTTGATGAAAACGGGGATGTGGTCATTGGTAAAGATGGTCAGACACCGATGACTCCAAAAGAATGGGTTGAATCTCTACGCGAGCAAAAACCGTATTACTGGCCTAAGCCTAATGGCATGGGCGCACCTGGTAGCAACAATTCAAAAGGTCAGCCAGACATTCTCAAAGCCGATGGCTCGGTAAATATGACCAAATTAGCGCAATTACGAAATGAAAATCCGCAACTAGCTAAAGAGCTAGCGGCAAAACACGGTATTAAACTTTAAGGAGTAAAGCCTAATGGGCGACACAAAAATTGCTGATGTAATCGTACCCGAGTTATTCACTCCGTACGTATTAAATAAAACTGCTGAAAAGTCTGCATTATGGCAGTCTGGCATTGTTGGGGATTTAGATGTAGATGTAGCTTTCGGAACAGAGGGTGGTACAACTGTAAATATCCCATTCTGGAATGATTTAAGCGGTGAGTCAGAAGTACTTTCAGATTCAAAACATTTATCTGTAAATAACATCACTTCAGGCAAGGACATTGCGATTCTTCATGCACGTGGTAAAGCATGGGGCGCTAATGATTTGGCTAAAGCATTATCTGGTGACGATCCACTTGGTGCGGTTGGTGATCTGGTGGCAGATTACTGGTCGCGTGAGTTTCAAGGTTTTACCGTAAACACCCTTAAAGGTGTATTCGGGGCGGCCAGCATGACAGGAAATACTCACGATATTTCTGCTGGAACTGGAGCTGCCGCTGTAATTGATGGTGTATCTTTTGTTGATGCTTCTTATAAGTTGGGTGATGCCGTAGATAAATTAACGGCTATTGCAATGCACTCGGCAACCATGGCGGCTTTAGCTAAGCAAGGCTTAATCGAAACTGTTCGAGATGCTGATGGTGTGGTTCTATACAAAACCTTTATGGACCGTCGTGTGATCGTTGATGATGGCATGCCAGTTGATGGTGATGTATTTACCTCATTCTTGTTTGGCCAAGGTGCGATTGGTTTCCAAGATATTGGCGCACCAGTTGGTGTAGAAACAGACCGTGACAGTTTAGCGGGTACTGACATTCTTATTAACCGCCGTCACTTTGTCTTGCACCCTCGCGGCATTAAGTGGGCAGGCGATACAGGTATTGCTCCTAATAACGCTGGTCTAGCAACAGCTGCAAACTGGGAACGTGTTTACGATCCAAAACAGATCCGCATTGTGGCATTCAAGCACAAGATCAAATAACAAAAAGGCGGGTAATACCGCCTTAACTATTTGGAGATCCACATATGGGACTTTCATCATTTAACCGTGCACGGGAAAGACAACAAATGACAGAAACAAAAATTGCTGAACTCGAAAAACAACTGGCAACTTTGAAAGGTGAATTCATTGCCTTCCAAAATGATCCTGAGGCAATGAAAGCACGTATTTCTGAACTGGAAGCAGGTGAAGGTGGTCAAACACCTGAAGACGGCCAAAAACCAAGTGATACTCAACCACAACCAATTAACTATGCAGGGCTTAAAGTTGATGAACTTCGAGCTGTGTTAACTGAAAAAGGTATTGCATTTGAATCAGGTGCTAAAAAAGAAGAACTTTTAGCATTAATTCCAAAGGAATAAACCATGAGCTTTATCACTGAACAAGAAGCGATAGAACATGTTGAAGGCTTTGATGCTTTATCTGCCAGTGATAAGGCTCAATTCCTCCAAATGGCCGAGGCATATCTGTTAGCACGTAACGTAAAGCCTTATGAAGACGTTACCCAAGTTCCTGAACCTCTAAAAACTGCCTCATATCAAATAATCAAGGGCATTATGAAAGGTGATCTATATCAAGGGCAGGAACAGGCACTAAAACGTAAGAAAGTCAAAGCTGATACGGTTGAAACTGAAAAGGAATATCAGGACGGATCAGTAAAGCTTAGTGCGATTGAGCAATTCATTCTTGATTTGATTAAGCCTTACAGCAAACGAAAAGCTGTATTTTTTGTTAGGAAAATCTAATGGGCTTACGTGACGAAATTCAGGCAGATATTACCGAAGCATTTAATGATGATTTAGCGGACGCCGTTCATTCTTTTACTTGTGACCGCGTTACTAGTACCAACTGGAACCCTAAGACAAATACTTCGGAAAACATCATTGAGCATTATGAAGGGCGTGGCGTTCTGTTTGGCTCATACAGTCAATATGAAATACAAACGCTTGGAGTACTGGCCACCGATAAGAAAGCTACAGTGCTTCAAAATGAAGTAACCATGGTACCGAAAATTGATGATGAATGGCTAACAGCGTTAGGTTCATTCCGGGTAATTTATATCCAGCAGGATCCAGCCTCTACTATTTGGAAATGTCAGTTGAGGAAGGTTTAAGTGTTTATGAAGCTTCTTTGTTATATTAATATTTTGATTTTTTATAAAAGTTAATATTAAACATGACACAAACTATTGATTTAAGTAATTTTGATCGACATATTCAGCAATCTTTAAATGGGATAAAGCTTTTATATGACAATCAATTTGACGCTCAAGCAAAATATTGTACTTATATTTTAATTGATCAGCTCGCTTGGCTAATTAGTGGTTCCGAAAGTCAAGTTAATGTTTATTTTAAATCTTGGGTGAAAAAGTATTTTATCAAGTATTACCCCCAAATAACGCCTGAAGAGATATGGGCATCAAGAAATGGAATGCTTCATAATCATTCATCTATTTCGCGTGACATCGTCAATCAGAAAGTTTCTAGACAATTATTTTTTTTAGATAATTTGAAACATCAAGATGATATAAATCCAGAATTTAATGATCCAAGTTTTTTTGTCGTTAATACAAGCCGTTTTATTTTATATGCTCTTCTAAGGGCAGTTAATGATTTTGGAAATGATCTTCGGTCTGGAAATGTACCAGATATAGAGGATGTAAAAGATAAGCTTGGAAAGTTATTAGCTGAAGTAAAACCAAATTAAAAAATACCGCCAATCAGGCGGTTTTTTGGTGGTGTTTCAAAAAGTATGCTGACATTAAATGAAGCCATTATTGATGTAAAAAAAGGTTAAGTCGAAAGCTTTAAAATGGTTTTCAATCTTTTTTGAAAAATTACAACTCCTTCTAAAACCACGCCTAATTCGATGCCTTATTTTGCAATTATTACCTTCAATACCTACAGTAAAAAATTTACCAATACTTTGCTTGCAGTTTTTAAAAGCAGTTATGAAACTGTCCCAATGATCACTTGCAATTCGGGTGTAGTGAATACCTAATTGTTTAAGCTTTGTTTTCAATCGTTGAACTGTAGCTAAGTCTCTTTTACCCCAAACATAAGCAACAATCTCACCTGTTTCTCGATGGTAGGCGTAAATAAGCCATTGTTTATTATTTTTATTTCCCACAAAAGTCCAAAACTCATCAACTTCAAGAGACTCATAATGACTTTGTTTAGGCTGAATTTGGTAGGTCGATTCGGTTAAAGTACGTAAAACTTTACCGATACTGATTCGCTCAACTTCAGCGATATCTCGTATACCACTACCTCTGACCATCAACTGTAATATTTTTCGAGTAATGCCTGAATTACATCCTAGATAGCTCAGAGCATGGTCACCAATAAACTGACGTTTACAGTCTTTGCACTGATAGTTTTGTTTCCCATCTACTTTGATGCCATTTTTCTTTATACTGTCACTGAGGCAGGTTGGACATTTGATTTCTAGAGTTATTCGCATTTCTCTATTTTATCAAAATTCAACCTGCTTTGTTTCAGCATACTTTTTGAAACACCACCGGTTTTTTTATGGGCGCAATTTTGGAGTTTAGATGATAAGTACAGATTATGTACCAGAGTGGTATATCTCACCATTCCAACATGTGTAGTACACGCTTGCTAGAAATCAAATACATATGGATTTGTTATTTGAAGATATGGGCAAAGCTGATCAATTTTTAGATATGGGGGCAGATGCTCAGGTTAGTTCTTATTCAGACGGCGCTTATGCAATTGTCCAAATTGGTGATACAGCGGATAAGGACCAAATACAAGTTTATGGATTGCTTTTACATGAAGCTGTTCATGTCTGGCAGTTTGTGAAACGGCGAATGGGTGAGCGCGATCCGAGTGTTGAGTTTGAAGCGTATTCGATACAAGCGATCGCTCAAGACCTTTTTGAAATGTTCGAAGCAAGTGAGGTTAAAAAACATGGGGTGGAAGGGAGCAAGGCCGAGCAGCTTTAGTTTTGAAGTTGAGAAACAGGCAGATGAGCATGTAAAAAAAATTACCATGGATACAGTGCAATCACTTGTTGTTTCTAGTCCTGTTGATACAGGCGCTTATCGGGCATCGCATATTGTTTCTGTTGGATCTGGCGATTACGGAGTGCGAGAACCCTCTACAAATGCCGTGCAAGATGCCGCGATTCAAGCTGTTAAGTTTAAGTTGGGTAGTTTGATCTATATTCAAAACAACCAGCCATATGCTGAGCGCTTAGAAAACGGTTGGTCTGATCAAGCGCCACAAGGTATTTATGGCCTCACATTTAACTTTATTTCTCAAAAGTACGGTGGCTAAAATGGCAATGACTTTAGAGCAAGCTAGACAAGCTATCGTGGACCGAATGATGAGTTTTACAGGGATTTCTCAAGATAGAATCCAGTATCCAAATGCACCAGGTTTTACGGCACCAACAAAAGGTGTGTGGTGTCGTTTAACCATTACGGGAGGACCAAGTTTTATAGCTGGACTAGGAAATAAGCCGTGTACACGCCGTACTGGGAATATCTTAATTCAATGTTTTGCCCGTCCTAATACTGGAGACAGGGAAATAACAGAACTTAGTGATGCATTGCTGGCACATTTTGAATATTTCTCAGTCGAACATTTAGAATGTTTGAATGGTCAATCAATTTTTGTCGGTCAAGATGCTGACTTTGTTCAGTATAATGTGACTATTGGTTATAGGGTGAATTAATATGTCCTGCATGCTTACTCAAGAAGAAATCGAAATTAAACGGCAAGAACTGGAACGACACTTGGCAGGTGTAATGGCTGAAGAGCTGAATAAATGGCAATTGGCCAATAAACTATGTGTTTCTGATGTGAATATACGTTTAGCCGATGTTAGTAGTCTTGGCGGTGCAAAGCATAATGTAGTAACTGGAGTAAGTGTCGATCTAGATGATTGATTTTTAAATTTTAAAGATATTACCGCCTATGAGCGGTTTTTTTATGTTCCAAATTTTGTAACCACCTTTCGAGGTGGTTTTTTTATGCCTATAAGGAGTAAAAGCCATGTCGAGTGGTGCACGTCAGATAACACAAATTGCAAGAGAAACTACGGTGGGTGTAACGCCGACACCGTTTGCTCGGACGACTTTTGAATTTACAGATAATGGCTTAGACGCCACAGTTTCAAAAGAAGAGTCAAAGTCTATCACTAGCGGGCGCATTGCTCGCTCATCAATGATTACAGGTGCTGAATATGCTGGTGAATTAAAATGCGAGGCTAAATATAGCCAACTTGTGCAAGATTTAATGGCAGCGGCAGCCTTTAATAGCTGGTCATCCAATGTCCTTAATTTTGGTGGTTCGCTTCGTCAAACTTTTTCAGTACTTCGCGGCTTTGAAGATGTTAATGATTTCCATGTGTTCCGAGGTTGTCATGTAAATACATTCAGTATTGAAGTTCCTGAAGCTGGATTTATTACGATGGCTTTTGGCCTAATGGCTTTAGGTCGAACTAACTTTTCAGCGCCTCCAGCTGGAGCAGTAACCCCAGCAGATAATAACCCTAAGCTATCTAATGTATCTGTGGGTGAAATTTTGATTGATGGTGTATCTCAAGCTGGCATCTCTTGTTTGACTGCATTCTCATTCAAATGGGATAACACAATGAAGTTACAGAAATGCTTAGGCGAAGGAATCAATGCCCGAGCTATTTTAGAGACCCTTGCTGCAGGTACTGGCTCATTTACCGCAGCTTGGTCACGCAATACATCCGATATGTATGAAAAGCAATTCACTAACAAAACGATTTCATTAAAAGTTCCAATCACTGATACAGATGGGAATAAATATGAAATTTTTATTCCTAAAGCAGAAATTACTGCGACTTTGCCAAGTGGTGGAAACAGCGATATTTTAAACTCCTCGTTTGAATATAAAGTTGCTGATGAAGAACCGACAATTACCCGTATTCCAGCACCGGCACCTAATCCAAATCCTTAATTTAATTTGACTGATAGCAGCCTTCTTGGCTGCTTTTTTTGGGAGTTCAATATGTCTTTAAAAGTAACTATTCAAACAAGCAAAACAGTCAGCAAATGGCGAGAATATACCGACTCAGAAGGAAATGTTTTAGCTGAGTTTAAAATTCGTGGATCTGGATATAAACCATATCAAGTTGCACTTGAGCGTGCGAATAATCAGATTAACTCAAAAGGTTTTGATGTCAGTAAGGCTGGAAAAGATGACAAGCTTTACCACGAATTACTTCTCGAAGCTGCTGCATGTCATCTAATTGAAGACTGGAAAGGCGTAGTTTTTGAAGAAATGAAAGACGGCGGTGAAGTGGTTGAAACTGAACCTGAGTATTCACCAGAAAATGCGACGAAGCTTCTTAACATGGGCGATATTGGCATTTCAATTTGGCTATACGTAAAGCAAGAAGCTGAAGATATCCAGAAAGAAGCTGATTCATATAAGGATGAAGTCGTGGGAAAGTCCTGCAGCTCTACAACTGGTGCAAGTTCAACTCAGAAGAAGAAGCGAGCGACTACAACGCGAAGCAGACAGCGATCGCAAAAGCCTTAAATCTTCAAAATGCTAATGTCATAGAGAAACCCGAGTATTCATATACATCAAATGCTATTCTCTCAGCATATAACGTTATTTCGCGATCTAGACGATATGAGCAGGGTATTCCGCTTTCTTTGGATATTTCTGCCATCTCTGCATACTGTGAGCACTATGAATTGCCAGTAGAAAGAGACATCTTTAATGATTGTATTTTTGCAATTGATAATCTCTTTCTAGATGAGTCACATAAAAAATCGAACAATTCTAAAAAATAACCCTAGAGGTATTTACTAGAAATAACTCTAGGGTTATAATTGCACCATCAAGTTAATAAGGGGACGGTGTGAAAAGTCTGGATTTAATCAAAATGATTGAAGCAGACGGTTGGTATGAGGTTCGGGTTACAGGAAGTCATCATCACTTCAAGCACCCAAACAAAAAGGGATTAGTTACTATCCCGCATCCTAAAAAGGATTTACCAAGCGGAACTGTTAAAAGCATTTTGAAGCAAGCGGGTCTAACGTGACCCGCTTCAATCAGACACATATAGTCCTATTTCGCAGTACGATTTTGTACAAGAGGTGAGTGCAATGTTGTATCCAATTGCTATTGAGAGAGGTATCGACACTGAAGCCTTTGGTGTCACCGTTCCAGATATTCCAGGATGTTTTAGCGCAGGCGATACATTAGAGGAAGCTATCGAGAACGTTAAAGAGGCAATTTCTGGCCACTTAGAAATTCTTGCTGAAGATGGAGAAGAAATTCCATTAGCATCGGATGTCAGTAAGTTTATTGACCAAGAAGATTATAGAGGTATGATCTGGGCAGTTACTGAGGTTGATGTCAGTCGTTATTTAGGTAAGCCGGAAAAAATCAATGTAACTTTACCTAGCCGTTTAATTCGGAAGATTGATGATAACGTAGGTAAAGATAAAAGATTTAAAACTCGATCAGCATTTTTGGCCGCTGGTGCTGAAAAACTTTTACATGCATAGCCTGATTTAAAAGACCACCTTCGGGTGGTCTTGCTTTATGTGACATTTAGTAACCAGTTTGTTAAAGTTAGTACACTTTATAACAAATGGTGAAATTCATGAAAAAAATATTGGCTGCTGGATTATTGAGTTTGGGATTAGTTGGGTGTGCTACCACACCTCAGCAACCATCAGAACCTGTAAAATTTGAAAAGGTTTATCAAATAGATGGATTAAAGCAAGGGCAAATTTATGATGGCGCACGTCAATGGTTTGCTACAGCTTTTCGCTCGGCAAATGCAGTAATTCAGTATGAGGATAAGACTACGGGTTCAATTATTGGCAAAGGTAATATGCCATACCGTTGTTCTGGGTTTGCTGATTGTATGACTGTTACGGCTGGTGATCGAGTGGATTTCACAGTGCGCGTAGATACGAAAGATGGGAAAATGAAAGTGAGTTACGATAATCTTACTCACTATAAACCAGCGCAGGTAATTAGTGGAGTTCGATATAATGAAACTAATAGACCTATTACTGAAGACTATCCATCAGCTAAAATAATTATGGATGAATTAAATAAATCATTCGATCAAATGGCTGAAAAGATTAAAACTCAACAAAAAATTAATGCCGATTGGTAATTAACAAGAGCACTCATACCATGAGTGCTCTTACTTTATTAAGTATTACATTGTAGTGGTTGATATGAAGAAACTATTTATAACTGCAGGGTTAATGAGTGCAGGATTTTTTTGGTTAACAAGCGTTCACGCAAGTGAATGTGGTTATGAGAAATTGCAAGGAAGTGAATTTTCTTTAACAGATATGTCAAAAAAATATGTGCTTAACTCTTTTTTTGTTGATCCGAATAAGGATATTTTTGCTGGAATTCAACGCAATGAAAAGAATTATGAATCGTTGAAAAATAATAAATTCAAAGTAGTAGAAACAGGCGTGCTCACTAGCACAAATGAAAAGAGATTACTTCCAACTAGATATTCAGAATTTGTTATTAATAATAAATCGTATGTGCACGATAGAGCTTTAGCCTCAAAATTATTAACATCTGACTGTAAAACTTATTATTTAAGTGGAGGTGTAACTTTAAGACCAGAATCTACACAATTTATGTTCTTAAAAGCCGATGGTAGTAAGGCTGATGAGGGGAGCTATATTGAATTAGTTGGAAGTGCTCTGAAGAAAAAAGACACGTCTGCATCTGTAATTTTTGATCGTTTTGAAAAAATAGTTAATATAAAAACTAAAGATTTCGATAATATGTTACTGCGAGGGACATATAACCCAACAACAAAGAAACTTTTAACAAGTCAATTGTATTTGAATACATCATTTATAGGTAAATGGGGGAATATTCAAATTGCCTATGATACCGATGGAAATACTCATGAAGTTGTGAAAATTGATCGAGATGCAGACTGCTCTAATAGGTACATGGACTGTAAATTAAGTGAGATAGTTGGGGTATCATTGTCAGAACCATTTCTAAGAAAAAATAAAAATGGCTTTGAGCTAAAACTTAAAGGTCAACAAGATCGGATTATCAAAGTACCTTCCGATATGGTAGTTTCATTCTTAGATGGATTGGATGCTGCGAAAAAGAAATATTAAGATAGAAAAAAGCACCCTAGGGTGCTTTTTATTTATCAAAAATTACCATGAGCCTTTTTCTTTATCTTCCGTTTTAGGTTCAGAGCTATTTTCATTTTCTTCATCTTTTGGGAAGTAATTAGTTTTCTCTTTATAGAACTTTTTCACATTTGGATATTTCTTGAAAACTGACTCCATGTACTCTTCTTGGTTACCGTTAAGCATTGATTCAAACATACCTGTAATCATTTCCATCATCTTCATAGAATTAGCTAGTTGTTCTTCTAGGATCTGAATCTTTTTGTCCTTTTCAGATTCAGATGAAATTTCTATATTGAGCTCTTCGCCTTTATTTCTATTTTGTTCTTGTTCTTCTAATACTTTAGTTAGCCGCGCTTCTAGCTCTTCAGGCGGCATTTTCAGTGGAGATAATTCAGGTTCTAAGATAAAGCTTCTTTCAAGTCGAGCGATAATATCCGCATTCATAGAGCGCTTATATGCCTTAGCAGATTCAGCCACTTTGTCGCGTAACTCTTCAGACCATCTTAGTTTGTATTGAGGGTCTTTTTGATTCTCGCTCATTTAAATAAACCATATACCGCAAAAATGAAATACTGATCATAAAGTACCATAGAGGTACTTGACAATGGCCGCAAGGAGGTACATATTATGGATGTACCTCCTTGGTGCTATTGTGGAGATAATTATGGCAAAGCAAAATCAACAGCAGTTAAAAATTAGATTTTTTGATGATTCTGATCATTTGAAATTAAAGGAAATTGCTGAAAAAGAGGACCGATCCTTGACCTATGTGGTTAATCAAGCGATTAAACAATTTTTACAAACCAAAGAGAGTGCGAAAGCATGAATATTAAAGACATGAAAAAAGCAGACGTCCGCCAAGATCAATCTGCTTTTTGTTTAACCCACACAAAGGAATTAAACCTATGACAAGTTTAGCACAAAACTTTTTAAACCCAAACAATAAGCCTCTAGTTATTGGTGACTTCACGATTCGCCAAGATGATGAAGGACGTTATTGTTTGAATGATCTACATAAGGCTAGTGGAGATGATAAAAAACATTTCCCTGCATATTTTCTTCGCAACCAACAAACTAAAGATTTAATCGCAGAAATTGAACTATCAAATGTAAATGGTTCAGATTCTGAGCGATATGAGAATTTGCATATCGCTGTAAAAGTAATCAAAGGTGGTTCTGACAAACAGGGTACTTATGTTGTTAAGGAGCTAGTCTATGCCTATGCAATGTGGATTAGTCCTAAATTCCATTTAATGGTGATTCGTGCTTACGATTCACTTGTGATGGAGTGGTTGCTAAATGGCAAACAAACTATCTCACCAGAACAAGCTGGCATTCTTTACAACATTGTTCATACAAGAGCAAAAGGTAATAAAAATTTGATTGTGAACCGTACCGGGTTTGTCGGAGACTTTTTTATTTAAGTTAGGCCACCTGACCTAACGGGTTAATCTTATCATAGTACATTGCTTCAAACTCAAAAGGCGATACATAACCCAGTGCACTGTGTACACGCTTTTTATTGAACCAATCTACCCAGTTTAGTGTCGCAAGTTGTACATCTGCTAAACCTTGCCAATCTGCTTTTAAATATTCAATCACCTCTGTTTTGTATAAGCCATTCACCGTTTCAGCCAAAGCATTATCGTATGAATCACCAGTTGTACCGACTGATGCTCGTAAATTTGCTGCTTCCAAACGATGGGTGTAACGAATAGAAAGGTATTGCACGCCTCTGTCGGAATGATGAATTACATTCTTTGGCATACCGCGAGCATGTAACGCTTGTTCCAGTGCATCAAGGACCATGTCTGTATTCATCCGTGTTGATACTTTCCAGCCAACAATTGCCCGTGAGAAAACATCAATCATAAAGGCGGTATACACCCAGCCTGAATGGGTTTGAATATATGTGAAGTCTGCGACCCACAGCTGATCTGGATGATCAGCACTAAAATTCCGTTTCACCAAGTCGGCTGCTCGTTTTTGATCATCTCTGCTACGTGTCGTTTGTTTGTTCTTACCACGCCAAACACCTTGTATTCCTAGCTGTTGCATCAATCGAGCAACTGTACAGCGCGCAACAATATAACCTTCCCGTTTCAGTTTTTGCCAGACTTTACGTACACCATACCGACCTGAACTTTCCTGCCAAATTCGTTTAATTTGTTCAGCATGATGCAGGTCATGTAGATCTCTTTTCGCTCGATGTTCTGGATTGTCCGCAAGATCTAAAGTTCGATAATAGGTTGAAGTTGCGATTGGTAGAATTCTACAAATCGCCTCAACACCGTATAGGTCTTTATGGTTATGAATGAAATCCACCATTATTTGTGTGGGCGGTCGAGCTCCGCCTGGGCGAAAAAAGCAGCTGCTTTACGTAGAATTTCATTGGCTCGCTGCAGTTCTTTATTTTCGCGTTCAAGTTGTTTAATGCGTTCTTGGTCTGAAAGCTGCTGTACTTTAATTGGATTCTGTTGATTCAAATGCTTCTGATGCCAGGAACGTAGTGTTTCAGGAGTACAGCCAATCTTGGGAGCAATTGCTGTGATTGCAGCCCAAGTAGAAGGATAATCTTTTTCGGATTCAATCAATAATTGAACCGCTCTATCTCTGATTTCAGGGGTGTATTTTACTTTTTTCATCGGGACATTCTCTCAAGAAAAGTGGTCTCCGACAAACCCGGTACGGTTCAATTGTGCAAATGTGGAGTCGTTTAAAGAATCACTTTAAATACTCAGCAAGTTACCGAGAATTACGAGCTATTCACTTTGAGGATGCTAAGCATTATTTAGAAGTTATGGATTTAAAGGCAAAGCCAGAGGAAAAGAAACCTCAAGATCCTTTATTTGATAAAGACGCCTATGAGCTGGTTCGCAAACTTACTGAAGCAGTCATCATAGAAAATGATGAAATCGTTCCGGTTCTGCTTGCTGTAAAAATGCTTGATGTGAAGAAGTTCGCGTATTACTCACACTTAGTAGTGAAAGCGAATGAAGCAGCACGAGATATCGCTCGATTGTTGGATTTCAGGAACCTACAAAATGAGCCGTTGATTGATGCAGACTGTTCGGTGATAGCCATGTCTAATGGACAAAGATTTCTAGCACGACCGAACTGGTTTAACTGCCCAGCTTAGTAATTATTTTTAATTTAAACAGAGCCCACTCATTTGAGTGGGTTTTTTATTGCCTAGAGGAAAGTAAAGATGGCACAAGAATCCCGTTTGGTCATTGTTATTGATTCAAAAAATGCTGAACGTAATGCGCGTAATTTAGGCAATGAGTTGGATAGCATTGAGCGCAAAGGCGACTTTGCAAGTAAATCAATGGATAGTTTGTCTGTGGCAACGCGCCAACTTGCTGGCTACATGGCTGGATTGGTTACTGTAAGTGCTGCCATTAATAATATGGACACTTATACGGGCCTTCAGAACCGTCTTAAGTTAGTGACTAACAACCAAGTTGAGCTAAATAAGGCTACTGAGGACACTTTCCGAATTGCTCAAAAGACATATTCAGCTTGGGATTCTGTATTGCAGGTGTATCAACGTTTTAGTGATAATGCAAAAACACTTAATCTCACAATGGATGACACTGCTCGTTTAACTGAAACAGTGTCTAAAGCTGTTGCTATCAGTGGGGCGAGTGCATCAGCAGCTGATGCTGCTTTAGTTCAGTTTGGACAAGCATTAGCAAGTGGAACCTTGCGTGGTGAAGAACTTAACTCTGTAATGGAGCAAACCCCTGCATTAGCAAAAGCAATTGCTCAGGGTATGGGAATCACCGTAGGCGAATTGCGTTCTGTTGCTGCTGAAGGGAAAATCACTTCACTAGAGATCGTTAAAGCACTTAAAAATGTTCAGAATGATGTTGATGCTTTATTCGCTAAAACAGATATCACTATCGGGCAGTCTCTAACTCTACTTAATAATCAAGTCACAAAGTTTGTTGGCGAAGCAGGGAAAGGATCGGGAGCAGCACAAACATTAGCTGGTGGTATTCAGTTACTTGGCAATAATTTAAATGTCATTATTGATGGTGCAATAATTGTAGGTATTGGTCTAATTACTAAAGCTATTTTAACTAAAACAATTGCCATTCAAGCTAGTATCGTTGCTTCTGCTCAACAACGAGCAGCCAATTTTGCAGAGGCTGAGTCTCAAGTGCAGTTACTCGGTATAGAAGCAATGCGAGCAAGACAGTCAGCAGCACTAGCTATTACTGAGTTAGGTTTAGCTCGAGCTGAATATAACGGTGCATTGACTGCTAATCAACGTGCATTGGCTATACAAAGATTAACTGCGGCAGAAATTGCACATAATATAGCTACAAAAGAAGCAACGATTGCAACTACAGCCTATTCGGTAGCTCAATCTCGATTAACAACTGTAGCTACTTTGGGAAGTAGAGCTTTGGGTCTGGTTGGTGGACCGATAGGTGCAATTACACTTGGGATCACAGCTTTAGCTGCGGGTTATATGTATTTCCAAGACAAGGCCGCAAAAGCAAATCAAAAGCTTGAGGAACAGGCAAGAGTTGCTGAAAGAACAGATGAGGCTCTAAAAAAACTATCTGGTAATGATAAAACAAAAGCTGTTAATGACTTATCTACTGCGTTCAAGGCTCAAAATGAAGCATTGGAGAAATCCTCTTTTACTGAACCGTACCGGGTTTGTCGGAGACCACTTTTCTTGAGAGAATGTCCCGATGAAAAAAGTAAAATACACCCCTGAAATCAGAGATAGAGCGGTTCAATTATTGATTGAATCCGAAAAAGATTATCCTTCTACTTGGGCTGCAATCACAGCAATTGCTCCCAAGATTGGCTGTACTCCTGAAACACTACGTTCCTGGCATCAGAAGCATTTGAATCAACAGAATCCAATTAAAGTACAGCAGCTTTCAGACCAAGAACGCATTAAACAACTTGAACGCGAAAATAAAGAACTGCAGCGAGCCAATGAAATTCTACGTAAAGCAGCTGCTTTTTTCGCCCAGGCGGAGCTCGACCGCCCACACAAATAATGGTGGATTTCATTCATAACCATAAAGACCTATACGGTGTTGAGGCGATTTGTAGAATTCTACCAATCGCAACTTCAACCTATTATCGAACTTTAGATCTTGCGGACAATCCAGAACATCGAGCGAAAAGAGATCTACATGACCTGCATCATGCTGAACAAATTAAACGAATTTGGCAGGAAAGTTCAGGTCGGTATGGTGTACGTAAAGTCTGGCAAAAACTGAAACGGGAAGGTTATATTGTTGCGCGCTGTACAGTTGCTCGATTGATGCAACAGCTAGGAATACAAGGTGTTTGGCGTGGTAAGAACAAACAAACGACACGTAGCAGAGATGATCAAAAACGAGCAGCCGACTTGGTGAAACGGAATTTTAGTGCTGATCATCCAGATCAGCTGTGGGTCGCAGACTTCACATATATTCAAACCCATTCAGGCTGGGTGTATACCGCCTTTATGATTGATGTTTTCTCACGGGCAATTGTTGGCTGGAAAGTATCAACACGGATGAATACAGACATGGTCCTTGATGCACTGGAACAAGCGTTACATGCTCGCGGTATGCCAAAGAATGTAATTCATCATTCCGACAGAGGCGTGCAATACCTTTCTATTCGTTACACCCATCGTTTGGAAGCAGCAAATTTACGAGCATCAGTCGGTACAACTGGTGATTCATACGATAATGCTTTGGCTGAAACGGTGAATGGCTTATACAAAACAGAGGTGATTGAATATTTAAAAGCAGATTGGCAAGGTTTAGCAGATGTACAACTTGCGACACTAAACTGGGTAGATTGGTTCAATAAAAAGCGTGTACACAGTGCACTGGGTTATGTATCGCCTTTTGAGTTTGAAGCAATGTACTATGATAAGATTAACCCGTTAGGTCAGGTGGCCTAACTTAAATAAAAAAGTCTCCGACAAACCCGGTACGGTTCATACTGTTAATGCAGCACTAATTGATATTGAAAATTATGCTCGCGGAAATGTGGAAGTTGAAAAAATATCTCAAGCTGCTCGCACAGGAACAATTAGTTATTCAGAAGCTATCGAGCGTTTAAATAAAATTAAGTTGCCTACCGACCTTTATGAGAATCTTAAAACGCAAGCCGCACAATATGATGAAAATTCATCTAAGGCGAGTTTGTCGGCAGAAAAACTGAAATTATTCGGAGTTGAAGTAAGTCTTGCAGGCAATAAGGCACAAAATGCTGCTGTACAAGTAAAAGGAAATACAGACGAATTGCATGGTAATGCTAGTGCAGCAGATAGAGCAGCCAAAGCGCAGAAAGGTTATTTCGATAGTCTTCGTACTGAAGTACTTAAATCGAATGAAGAGCTGGCTTTATTAAATCAAGGGTACAGCGAAGAAGCTGTTCAAAAGATTCTTGAGTTACAAAAAGCTAAGCAAGCGGTAGCGCCTCCTGGCACAACTGCAATTGTCACTAAAGAGGAAATGGATTTAGCTGCTCAAGCAGTTAAAACTTTAGACCTACTTAAAGATAAAAAGGATGCGCTAACTGCTGCTGAACGGAAACATACAAGTGAACTTGAGAAACAACAAAAAATTCTACAAGTGAATGAAAAAGTCCGAACTTTATCTAGCAAATATAATATTCCTGCAAAGGCTACAGCTGCGGGAATCCCACAAGGCCTGATTGAAGGCATGATTATGCAAGAAAGCAGAGGGGATACGTATCGAAAAGGTAAATTATTGACATCTTCTGTCGGGGCGCAAGGTTTGGCGCAATTTATGCCTGCGACGGCAAAACGATATGGTGTTGATGTTAAAAGTGAAGAATCTAGTATCAATGGAATGATTCGGTATGTATCTGATTTGCTGAAAACATTCAATGGAAACGTTGATAAAGCTGTAATGGCTTACAATGCAGGCCCAGGTAATGTAAAAAGCGGAAAGGCAGATGGATTTAATGAAACTAAAAACTACCGTTCAAATGTAAAGTCGTATGCAGCTGGATTTAATGGCTACAAGGCAGGTGACATCTCAGCAAAGGACTTTGATAAGCGTCTTGATGATGATACTAAACTAGCTGAAGAACAAGCCAAGTTGCGTCTACAGCTTGAAAATGATGTAGCAAATCAAGTAACCAAAATTCGAAATGATTTAGCAAAAAAACTTGAAGAAGTTGATAAAGCCAATTTTAGTCCAGAGCGTAAAGAGCAAATCAAGGCTCAGTTACAGTCGCGTGCTGAAAATGATATTGCTATTGCTGAGCAAGCTACTAAAACGAAGCTAGACTCATATCGTGATTATTTGAAAACAGAAGAGCAACTTTTGACAGAAAGTTTCGCTAAGCGTCAGTTTGAAGCAGCTCATGATTTAGAATTCACGAAAGAACAAAGAAAGGAGGCAGTTGATCTACTTGCAAAACAATTGCAGCAAGAATTGGGCCTAATTCAATTAGCTAGAGAGCAACGTTTATTTCAGGCCAGACAGTTCTTGTATTCAGAAGTTGATGCTATTAAGGAAAGGTATCGTATTGAACGGGAACAGATTGCATTAACTACTAAAGATGAGGAAGAGCGACGGGAACGTCTGTCTTTATCTAAGGCGCAAGAACGTCTAGAGATTCTAGATAAGGCTTTTCAATCTAGTAAAAATTGGGATCAGACTAAAGCTGATATGACGGGTAATAGTCAACAATACCAGCTAAACCAATCACGTACTGATCGGAGGGCTCAATCTTTAAATTTAGCAAATACTCAAGTAGCTGCACTCGATATTCAAGCTAAAGATCCAAATGCAGATATGGTGGCTCTGAATGCACAACGTGAACAAATCATGAAAGAACACTTTGAGCGATTAAAGATGATTGAATCAACTTATCAGAACGATTCATTGAATCTACAGTTATCACAAGCTCAAGCGGTGACTGGTGCATTTACAGGAATGTTTGGTGCAATTCTAGGAGAATCATCAACGGCTTATAAAACTTTATTTGCAACTCAAAAGGCCTTTGCTTTGGCTCAAGCTGGTATGAATGTTTGGAAAGCTGCATCTGATGCATATGCAAATGCCCAAGGTACCGTTTGGAACAAATTGGCTGAGGCTGCAATAGCAACTGCTAAATCAAGTAGTTTTATTACATTAATCCAAGCTGCAACGCCGCAAGGTTTTGCGGATGGTGGCTATACAGGAAATGGGCTTAAACATACTCCAGCTGGAGTAGTACATAAAGGTGAGGTTGTTTGGTCGCAAGAAGATATCAAACGCTGGGGTGGTGTAAGTGTTGTTGAAAGCATGCGTCAAAGCAAACCAAGTGGTTATGCGAACGGAGGTTTTGTTTCTAACAATACATCCGATGTTATGGCAACTCGACGGGAGGCACGTCAGTTTGATGCTATTAATTCAAATCAAACTCAAAGCAGTTCGGGTGATATTCCGATCAATGTTTATGTCACGGTTAATTCTGATGGTTCAAGTAAAATCAATACTCAAAATGATTCTAAGCAGCTCGGTCAAATGCTTGGAAATGCTATAAGGACAGTAATCCGTCAAGAGCAGCGACAAGGCGGTTTATTATCAAAGTAACCCACTCGAATGAGTGGGTTTTTCATTTTGTGTTTTAGCCCATTCGCCCAGGATATCCAAGGGGGAAATTTAAGAGCGAGAAAAACAGAACAATATAATAGGGGCTTTTTTAGCACCTTTTATATTTTTACGTACAAAAAACCCTCGATGGCAGTCGAGGGTTTTTTGTTTTCCAGCACTCGCCTAAGCAAATAGGAAAAAGTATCTATGCATGAAATTATAGCAATAGTTCTGCAAAAAGTAGAGGTAATTATGAAAGAACATGGTTTCTGGAAAGTAACAGGATCTATTTTGATAGGAATTTTAATCTGGCAGTTTTCAAACATACTTAATGCTACCGCAAAGTTGATTGAGGTTTTTCAATGAACGAAAAATACACTTTATGGGATGTATTTAAATCATCACTCATGATCTCCATCCCAATATTCTTGTGGAAATTACCTGAAATCATTGCTGCAATTAAAGCTTAAAAGCCGACCCAAAATGAGGTCGGTTTTTTATGGAATCAATTTATGAGCGACCTTAAATTCACATTTGAATGTGACTTAGACGGAAATAGTAATACCCAACGTTTTAATACTTTGTCTTCTAAGTTCGGTGACGGTTATGAACAAAACATCGCCATAGGTATCAATAACCGATCTGGTGAATGGACATATCAAAGAACGGCTTATAAAGCTGAAATTATGCAAATCAAAGCATTCTTCGATCAGCACAAGGGAGCAGACTCATTTCTTTGGGATTCTCCTTTAGACGGTGAAGTTCGGGTAAAAACTAGCCCAGAATATCAACCTCGCCAAATTGGCGGTGACACTTGGCAAATTTCCACAACGTTCACCCAAGTTTTTTACCCTTAACAACTAACTATTTCATAGCCCCTTAATAGGGGCTTTTTTATGCGAGTAAGTAAATGACGATTCAAACAGTAAATCTTGGTTCGGCACCGACTGGCGCAGGCGGCGACACATTTCGCTCTACTGGCGCAAAAATTAATGAAAACTTTACGAACAACACTCATGCAGCAAGTCGTTATGTAGGTACTGCTGCTGGGAATGTCATGGAAGTTGGAGCGTTTGGTTTGGGTGGTTATATGACGAAAATACCAATGCCAAACGACACAGATGTGATGGGTTCGGGTTTCTATTATTATGATGTTGGTACAGCAGGTTCAAGTACGTGGCAGCAAGTCGAGACGAATGTCTTTGTATTGCGTTCATCATTTTCAAATTTACCACGCGGCTTTGAGATCGGTGTTCTACCGTACACAAACAAGTTTTATCTAAGAAGTAATGAGGTCGGAGGTGCAGCTTGGAGGGTTCCGGTTTTAATTAGACACTCGGGGAATACAACTATTGATGCAAACGGCTTTATTAAAGCTGCTTCACCGATCGTAAAACTATTTGCAGAAAAAATTGAACTTAATGATGAGGCTGCTGAGCAGAACATTACTTTTGAAAAAGTAGGGATTGGTCATTATTTGGTTAAAGGCAGTTCAGGCTTTGCTAAAGAAGGCTGGTGGATTGAAATTCCTACCGACACTCATGGCAATAAAATCTGTGCGGTAGAATATCAAACGCTTGAAAATGGCGATCTTGAAATTAAAACATATAAGAAAAGAATGAATGAAGAGGGTGACATTGTTGCCAATCTTGATGCGCCAATTGATATTCCAAACAATGCAAATGGTGAGCCGCGCTGGATTGATATCCGTTTAAACAGCATTAAGAAGACAATTGTTAGGAAAATTCCACGCACTGAAAAACAACCACGCATGATTCAGCAAGTAAAGTATGCGCCACAGCTGACTTACATCACTAAATATGAAGACTTATTTGATGATGAAGGGAAAGCGGTCATTGTGGATGGTAAGAACTATCAGAAACCTGTCACTCATATTCAAACTGATCAATACGGTACACCTATTTTGTCAAATCAACCCGTCATTAATGAGAAGGGGGAGCCAGTTATTGAATGGGTTCAAGCTGTTGACGGCGAGGGTAATCCTATTTTTGATGATGTGCCAGTCTTTGATAAAGATGGAAATCAGATTTATGACGAGGTAACCCATGAGTCTGAATAGTGATTTTCAGAAGCTATATGTGGATGGATTGATCCATTTGTATGAACTAGATGCCAACAACTTAGGTGCTGGCATTTTACGTTTCCACGGGCATATCGCTTTTCATGATTGGGAGAAAATTTACTCATCCATAGGATCTGAAGGATTAATCGGTGCTGATTCTGGAAGCATAGGTAAGGTCTTTGACACAGGTAATCAGAAAGTATGGAACCGAAATATTATCTGGCAAGGTCAAGTTTTTGAGCCGATGGCCATGGAAGTGTCTGGGCTTGAAATGCGTTCAGATGGTAAAGCTTCAGCGCCTACTTTGAGCATGGCGAACAACATTAACGGCATCCAGAATGCTGTTTCTGCTTACTGTTTGCAGTTTAAAGACTTTGCTGGGGCTAAGCTTAAAGTCATTACAACACTTGCCAAATATATTGACGCTGAGAACTTTACAGAAGGTAATCCAACTGCTTCAAATGAAGCTAAAGAACAAATCTGGTATATCGAACAGAAAACCTCTGAAAACTCTCAGGTGGTGACTTTTGAGCTTTCTAATCCTATAGATTTTGAAGGTTTGAAAATCCCAGTTCGACAAATCACCTCACTATGTCACTGGTGCATGGTCGGGAAGTATCGTGGCGAAGAATGTGGATACACAGGTGTAGCAATGTTCACCGATAAAGATGAGCTAACAGATAATCCTGCACTTGATCGATGCGGTGGGCATTTACGTTCTTGCCGCTTGCGATTTGGTGAAAATAAACCATTGCCATTTGGTGGGTTCCCAGCTTCAAGCTTATTGTGAGGTTTTATGAAACTTACAGCAAAACTTAAAAAAGCAATCATGGCCCATGCTGATGCATGTTACCCGCATGAATGCTGTGGGGTGATTGTCGAAAAGCAATATATTCCTTGTCGCAATATCGCTGAACAATCTGATCAGTTTGAAATTCATCCCGAAGACTTGGCAAGTGCTGAAGATCAAGGCGAAATCTTAGCTTATGTACACTCTCATCCAGATGGAACAACAAGAGCTTCAGAACTTGATCTGACTCAAATGGAATTACATCAAAAGCAGTGGGTCATTTGTTCATATCCGGATCTTGATTTTCAAGTCTACGAGCCTTGTGGGTATCGCGCTCCCTTAGTGGGGCGTAATTATATTCATTATTATCAGGATTGTTATGCATTGGTTCGTGACTTTTATGACCGTGAGCTAGGTATTAAATTGCCAGACTTTGAACGGAAAGATGGTTGGTGGGAAGACAAAAATCATCCGTCAATATTGATTGATAACTTTCCGAAAGCCAGATTTTATGAAGTTGATACACCGCAATATGGAGATATGTTGATTTGCCGAGTACCTCGAACTGAACATCCAAATCATTGCATCATTTGGCTGGGAGATAATGCAAATTTAAAGTCTGAAGAATCTGAACCTTGTATTGGCAATACATTAATTTTGCATCAGCTTCACGGCCGTAAATCTATTCGTGAAATCTACGGACAGCAATGGTCAACAAGAACGGTAAAAATCTTGAGGCATAAAGATGTTAAAAACAATTAGGTTGTACGGCATCTTGGGGCAAAAATTTGGTCGTGAATTTAAGCTCGATGTCGCAAATACGCGTGAAGCAATGCGTGCATTATCCGTCCAGATCGCTGGCTTTGAGCATTTTATGTTACATGCACATGAACAGGGTCTACGCTTTGCCGTGTTTTTAAAAAGTAAGAACTCAAGTAATAAGCGGGGAAAGAAACGACCTGCGATTTATGACCACGAAACCAAGCGGCTGATTACTGGCGATAACATTGGTGAAGAACAGCTTGATATGAATACTGAAGCTGAAATTATTCATGTTGTTCCACGGATAATTGGTGCAGGTGGAGATAGTGGAATTCTGCAGACAGTATTAGGCGCTGTTTTAATCGTCGTAGGCGTTTTGGTGACGGTAGGTACATTGGGCGGCGGAGCCCCACTAGGAGCTGCTCTGATTGGCTCTGGTATTGGGATGATGCTCGGGGGAGTTGCCATGATGTTAATGCCTAAAATCGAAACTACTCAAGATCAAAACCAAGATGGAAACAGAGCGAATAAAGGCTTTGGCGGAGCCGTAACAACGGTTGCTCAAGGTAATCCTGTGCCGCTTTTATATGGGCAACGTGAGATTGGTGGATTTATTGTGAGTGCTGGTCAATATCCAGAAGATCAGATGTAAATTTTAATTATTTAACAGGCGCTTTCTAGCGCCTTTTTTATTGCGTGAGATTTCTTATGAATGCAGTAGTAGGCGCAAAAAAGGGAAGTAAAAAACAACGGCAACCCGTAATTTCTCCAGATTCTGCACAGTCGAAAACATATATTAAAGTCCTTTATGGATTAGCTGAAGGAGAAATTGAGGGGCTAGCAAATGGCCTCCAGTCAATTTATTTAGAAGAAACTCCACTTCAAAATGCAGACGGAAGTTTTAACTTTGAAAATGTAAAAGTTGATTTTCGAAGAGGAACTAATGATCAGGAATACATTGAGGGCTTTCCAGCAGTTGAAAGTGAAACCGCCATCGATGTGGAGTTGAAGTCCGAAACGCCATGGGTCCGCGCTTTTAGTAATCTTGATCTTGATGCGGTTCGCTTACGCTTGAAATGGGGGCCATTACGAAGCCAAGATGCCACAAATGGTGATGTATCAGGCGTAACAATTGAATATGCAATTGATTTACAGACTGACGGGGGGATCTGGACTGAAGTACTAAAAACCAAAATTTCAGATAAAACATCTGCTAATTACGAACGAGCACACCGCATTAATTTGCCTCGAGCTGATTCTGGATGGCTTGTTCGTGTGCGCCGTCTTACTCCTAATTCTACTTCTGAATTTATCAGCGACAAGATGTATATTTCCGCTGTAACCGAAGTTATTGATGCGAAATTAAGTTACCCCAATACAGCATTATTGGGCCTTCAATATGATGCTGAAACTTTTGGAAACGTTGCCAAAATTGCAGCAGATACAAAGGGAAGAATTCTAAAAGTTCCTACAAACTATAACCCTAGTACACGCCAGTATGTGGGTATATGGGACGGTACTTTCAAAGAGGCATATTCTAATAACCCGGCATGGATCTATTACGATATATGCACTACTGACCGTTATGCTTTGGGCGACCGCTTAACCCCGCTAATGGTTGATAAGTGGTCTTTATATCGTTTAGCGCAATATTGTGATGAGCTTGTTCCAGATGGCTTGGGTGGTCAGGAACCACGCTTTACTTGTAATGTTTATCTTCAGAGTGCTGAAAGCGCTTTTGAGATTTTAACAAAGCTAGCAGGTGTATTTCGTGCGATAACATTCTGGGATGGGATGAGCATTATTTGTGATGCGGATATTCCCCAAGATACTTATTTCACATATACGCGTGCCAATGTTATTGAAGGTAATTTTGAGTACGCGGGAACCCGTGCTCGAGATAGACATAATGTCGTTAAAGTAGCGTGGGATAACCCGGCTAATCACTACAAAACGGAATATGAGTTTGTTCGTGATGAAAAGGCGATTGCCGAAGCTGGCCAAGTTCGTATCTTAGAAATTGATGCTTGGGGATGTACTTCACGTGGACAAGCGCAGCGAGCGGGCTGGTGGGCATTAAAGTCTGAACAGTTAGAAACACGAACTGTTAGTTTTAAAGTTGGTCTTGATGGACATATTCCTCTACCTGGCAAAGTGGTTGAAATTGCGGATCCTCTGTTCGCTGGTCGAGCAAACGGTGGACGTGTTTCTAAAATCTCTGCTGATCGTAAAAGCATTACTCTTGACCGTGATGATGTTGTGGCAATTGCTGGCGACAGACTCATTATTAACGGTGAGGATGGTAAAGCTCAAACTCGTATTGTTCAATCTATTTCGGGTCGAGTGGTAACTGTTACTCATGAATTTGATGCTATTGCCACTCAAAATGTATGGGTTATAGATGCCCAAGATTTAGCAACAATGAAGTTTCGAGTGATCTCGATTACTCAAGACGAAAGTCATCAATTTTCAGTGACTGCACTTCAATATAACCCAGCTAAGTTTGATGCGATTGACAAGGGTGCTTATTTTGATGATGTTCCGATTTCGATTGTGAACCCAACAATTCAGGATCCTGTAACTGATGTCGTAATTACTAGTGAAAGCCGTATTGATCAGGGTATCAATGTGGCGACAATGATTGTGTCCTGGTCACAGACTAAAGGAGCAGTAAAGTATCAGGTTGAGTGGCGTAAAGATGATGGTAGTTGGATTAAGCTACCAATTACTGGCAACAACTCAGTCGAAGTACCAGGCATTTATGCAGGGCAGTATCAAGCACGTGTAACTGCGATTTCAGCATTTGAGATCGCTTCTTTACCTGTTTATTCAACTTTGACTGAACTCTCTGGAAAGCAAGGCTTGCCGCCGAAACCCGCTTTTATTCAAGCTACAGGAATTTTATTCGGTATAAAACTTGATTGGGGCTTTCCATCTTCAGGTGCGCTTGATACTGCTTATACTGAAATTCGTCTATCGCCAGATGGTACCAGCAATATTTCTCAATTGGGCTTATTCGCTTATCCGACGACTACACATACAGTTCAAGGTTTGCAGCCAAACCTAACTCAATTTTATCAAGCTCGTTTAATTGACCGGATCGGAAATGTTGGACCTTGGTCGGACTGGACTCATGCGACAACTTCTGCCGATGCTACAGATGTTCTGGAGCTCTTGAATGATCAAATCAGTGAAACTCAACTTAGTCAGGATTTAAAAACTAAGATTGATCAAATTGAGACTATTGATGTTCAGATTCCTGAGATTAAGCAGGACATCAAGAATACCAAAGACCAAATTTCGCAAGAAGTTAAAGACCGTCAAAGCTCTGTTCAACAAGCGATAGATCAAGCAAATGACAATCTTAATTTAGAGCGTGAAGCACGAATTAAAGATATTGATTCTGCAAATCAGTTAATTGCACAAGAAGTTCAGAACCGAATCAATGCTGATTTTTCAGAACAAAAAGCACGTGAAGCTGCAATTCTTGAAGAAGCAAAATTGCGTGATACAGCAATTACCTCTGAAAAAGAAGAGCGTATTAGCGGTGATGAACATCTCTCTCAGAGAATTGAAGCGGTTAGTGCTAGTTCTTCTGATAATGCAGCTGCAATTCAGCGTGAGGAAACAGCTAGAACTGACGCTGATAGTGCATTAGGTCGAAGAATTGATACTGTAGTTGCACAAGCTGGTGATAATACAGCAGCAATTCAGCAAGAGGCAAAAGCTCGTGCTGAAGGTGACTCTGCAAATGCAGAATTAATTGAAACAGTGAGAGCTGAGTCGGTTGAAAATGATATTCAAACCCGTGCATTAGTTACTGATGAAAGTAAAGCACGGATTGAGGGTGATAGAGCACTAGCTGAACGTGTAACAGGTGTAGAAGTTGTTACTAAGCCCGCTTTGATTGGTTCTGAATCTGATTTGATTGGCAATGATGCTGGTTATGCGGGTGTCTGGTCAATTTTATCTGCTGTACAAGAAGGAGATTTATTACAAGCAAAACGTACAGATCAAGTAATTGTTTCTATAAATCAAAATGCTGCAAGCATAAATTCAGAGCAAATTGCGCGTATTGAGGGCGACAAAGTTATTGCTAAAGCTCTAACTGATTACAGTGCAAGTAATGATCAGGCTCTTGCGAATGTTCGACAAAGTGCTGAATCAGCCGTGTCTAAGTCTGAAAGTAATGCTCAGGCTTTAACTGCACTCGACAGTCGTGTGAATATAGCTGCAACAGATGCAAGTGAAGCAAAGCAGAATGCAGCAAGTGCGATAAGCAAAGCCGAAATAGCCGCATCACAAGCTGATTCAGCGGCATCGATTGCACAACAAGCACATGCAGAAGCATCTGCAGCAAGTTCAACTGCAAGTAATGCAGTTAATACGGCAAATGGTGCAGCAGCTAATGCGAATGAAGCGAAAACGAATGCAGCAACCGCATTATCTCAATCGAGTGCAGCAGCTTCTCAATCAGCTGCCAATGCAGAGCAGATCCAGTCTATTAAAGTCGATTTGGGGGGCAAGGCAAGCACTGGTGCACTGGAGCAAGTCAAATCTGATGTGAGAGACGTTGATAATAAGATCACTGCTCAAACAACTCGTATTGACGGTGTTTACGCTCAACTCAACCCGCCTTTGATTGGTTCAGAATCTGAATTGGTAGGTAATGAGGGAGGTTATGCAGGCGTATGGTCGGAGCAATCTGCACGTATTGAAGGCGATTTGGCTCAATCTAAACGTACAGATCAAGTTGTTGCAACGATTAAAGAAAACGATGCTTTATACAAGCAACAAATCAAAGCGAATGCTGATGCTGTTTCTGCAAACGTGCAAGCAACAACAACCTTGCAAACAACCGTAGGTCAAAACACCGCATCAATTCAGGAGGTGAGCGAATCAGTAAACGGCTTGTATGCGCAAAAGTACATCAAGCTTGACGTAAACGGCAAAGTTGCAGGATGGGGCGGTGCTAACGATGGCAAAGAATCTGATTTTATTCTGAACTTTGATTCATTTGCGATTGGTTCAGGTGATAGCACTGGTTATTACCCATTCATTTTCCGCAATACGCCTTACACCGACCCAAACACAGGCACGGTATTTCCGGTAGGGGCTTATCTCAAAACCGCATTTATGGATTATGCATCTATTGATACGTCCCATATTAAAGACTTGGCTGTGAAATCTGCGCAGATTGATAATTTGGCGGTGACTAGTGGGAAGATTGATGATTTGGCGGTGACTACGCTAAAAATTCAAAATGAAGCAGTTACAGTGCCAATTGGAGTCTCAAACCCAAATATTGTACGGACCACTGGGGAATTTTTCCCGCAATACTTTGATTTCACTGCTCAATTGACCGAGTGGGAAGCAAAGTTTAGCCCGCTTGCGACGATAACGCTAAATAGACAAGGAGGGCAATGCAGATTTGATGCTTCTTGTAATGTAGCAGCATCTGCATATTTGACTGCTTATGCTCAAGACAACGGCAATCTTAGTGAAAATGACAGATTGATGCTCAGATTAGTGCTTTCTGTATACAAAGGGTCTGTTCTGGTGGGGCGAGCGGAAGTGCCGCCGACACAAGTGCTTGGTCAATCTGGATTCTATTTTGAAGGAGCTTTAAACGCTCTTGCGATAATAGACACTGATAACACAATTGGTACTACGACTTACACTCTTAAGCTTGGATTTGCAAATAGAGGGAGTAGAGCAATAAGAGTTGTATTGAATCACCCGTCAGGTGTATTCGGTGTGAATAACATTCGTTTTGTTGCGCTGGAGCTGAAAAAATGACAGCAATTATTTCAAAAAATGGTGAAATTCTTCAGATGATTTATGCAAATGAAGAAACAGTTGTTTTAAACACCCCGAAAGATGGGGTTGCGGTTGATGACCCGCCAAGCTCAAATATGTTTTATCAGGGTGGGTGGGTAGAGATGCCTGCTCAGCCATCCCCGTACCACATATTTAACTATGACATAAAGCAATGGGTCGACCCCCGCTCACTCGACGAAATTAAAACCCAGAAATGGGCCGAGATTAAAGTCATGCGAGATCAACTTGAGTTTGGTGGTTTTGAGTTTGAGGGCAATATTTATGACTCAGATCAAGTGTCACAAGGTCGTATCATGGGTGCGGCTGCTGCAGGTGTAGATCAAATTTGGACTTTGGCTGATAACACAACAATTGATTTAAGCGCATCACAGTTGCAGCAACTCTATGCCGCATTGCAAGCGCATATTGCAAACGCTCATGAACGTGGGCGTATTGCACGACAGAAAATTGAAGCTGCTTTGACATATGAAGAAATTGAAGCAGTAAATTTTTAATTTAGAAATTTCTTAGATAGCACCCAACCGGGTGCTTTTTTTATGGTCGGTCCAATGATGGATTGGACAACGAAAAACTACCGCTTCCTAGCGGTTTTTTTATTTTCTGGAGATATTAATGGAACCAGTTTCCACTAACGGTTTAACAGCAATTTTAAAATTTTATGGTGCAGCAATTATGGTGACTTTAGCGGTTGCTTTAGTTGCAGCAGTTGTATTGATGACACGAATGCCACGCTCACCACAAGAGTGGGCAGTTGGTTTGATCTGTACGGTTGTATCAAGTTTGGCTGGCGGCTCATTCATTATTGTGAAGTGGGGACTTCATGAATGGGTTACTGATGTATGGGGGATGATTGCTCTAGGTGGGTTCTTCTTTGTTTGTGGTTTACCCGGTTGGGCTTTAGTCCGTTGGATTTTTAATTTCATAGATAAACAGGAAGGGAAAACGATTGTTGAAGTGATTAAAGAGTTTAAGAAAGCCAGAAAAGACATTGAAAACAGCTAATGCCGCCTTCGGGCGGTCTTGTTTAGAAGTACACGTATAAGAGAGAAATTACCTGTTGACACTGCAAGCCGCTGACTACTACGAAAACCTATTGACGACCAATATTATGAAACGACCACCTTCGGGTGGTTTTCCTTTATGTGACATTTAGTAACCAGTTTGTTAAAGTTATTATATTTATAACAATTGGTGAAATTCATGAAAAAGATAATTTTAGGGAGCATGTTAGTGGCTGTTTTTTCCACATCATTTTCACATGCTTTAGCTCCCAAAAATGGAGATGAGCCAACTTATTGTGAGCAGATTGTTTCGGTCCATGGTTTATTAACTAGAGCACAATTTGAATGTGGATATAGTGAATATAACAATGAGTTAATCTCAGATTCAGCCAAGTGTTTTCAGCATGAACTTGGCGAAGAATATGGAAAAAAAGTCCTTATATTTGGCATGAAAGAATTTGACCGAAATGTAAAGAAAGACGGGAAGAATAAGATTTGTAATAGTTTATTAAAAGAATTTCCAGAGTATGTAAGGAAGTAACTGATGAAAAAGCTACTACCAATTGCATTTTTACTCACAGCATCATTTGTAACTCACTCAGCCGATACTAATGATAAACACTGTAGAGATGTGAATAAACTTGCTGAAAATGTCATGCTCTTTAGGCAGGAAGGGGTTTCTGTGGTTAGACAAATGGAGATGATAGAGAGTATCAAACCAAGCAGGGATTTCAAAAGGTTAATGGAGATGATGGTCGAGGAAGCCTATAAAGAACCAAAGTTTGGATCAGAAGAGTATAAGGCGGAAGCAATAACTGAATTTGCAAACAATTGGTACATTCAGTGCAAGCAAGCAAATCGAAATAAATAGAGCACTTTAAGGTGCTCTAATTATTGAAATTGAGAAAAGTTTATAAGTAGGTTTTTATGAGAAAGATTATTTTATTGGGTCTTATTTGCCTTCCTGTATTCGCATATGCAAATAGTTGCGAGGTGGCAAAAAGTAAAATTAATATAAGCGGTTTAGCATTGGGTAAATCCATTTTATCACTGAAAGCAGAACATCCTAAAAATTTGAGCATAGATCATGAGACTAATAAGGCAAATATTAACTATGTTCACTCTAATGAATTTGAGGATGCTTTTAGTGGAACACCAGCTACCAATGCGGGATTCATTTCTTTTGATGGGAATACAAAGTTAATTAATGCGTTTAGCGTTAGTTTTGGTCACTTAGATAATTTTAGTGCTAATAATTATAAAAATGGGTTAGTGGCGTTGTATTCACTACCAAAAACAGGGTGGATAGAATCAAAGAGTAATGGGGTTAAAGTTTTTAAATATGAATGTACGGATTATTCTTTAGAGATTAATTACAATCCAGAAAGAAGTAGTTTTATGATTTTTAAGGAAATTTAGTTTTATGTTCTTAAGCACCCTAGGGTGCTTTTTTAATGTCTGATTTTTCTGAAACAGTAATGGTGTAACCTTTCATACGGCTAGCTAACTCCATCATTAGAGTTTCGGTAGGGATCAGTTCTACAGTTTTTTCATAATTTTGATTTTCAAAGCTTTTTTCAAGACGGGCAACAATGTCGGCATTCATTGATCGACTGTTTAACTTTGCTGATTCAAGTATTTTTTCTTTTAGTTCTTGCGTCATACGCATTTTGTATTCAACGTCTGAGCTTCTAGCCATGGTCCTATACTCGAATAAATTTTATTTATAATAATATCCCCAATGGGGATTGACAAGAAGTTTTTAAAGTCTTACATTGTAAAAGTCCCCATTGGGGATGTAAAAAGCCCCCAACTTTCTGACGGCAAGGGGCTTTTATCAACAACCATAGGAAAGGATATTGATATGTCTAGTTTAGCATTAAGTTTTAATGAAGTGAAATTCAATCCCGTGCCACGGCAAGATGGCCAGATTTGGCTTTCTTCAGGTGAATTGGCACAAGCATTAGGATATAAACAAGAGAACGCGGTCAGTAAAATTTTTAATCGTAATTCTGATGAATTTACGGAAAATATGACACAAATTATTGATAATCCTCGGCTACCCAATTTGGGTATGCGGATCTTCTCACTACGTGGCTGCCACCTAATAGCAATATTTGCTCGTACTGCTGTAGCGAAGCAATTCCGCAAGTGGGTACTTGATGTTTTAGATAAAGAAGTTGGCACACCAGTTGCCAAAACCCACAAATCCGAACGTGAACCCCTAACCAATGCTGTAAATCTTCTTGTAGCTAAAACTAAGCATTTGAATTACAGCGATGCTTATAAATTAGTTCATCAGCGTTTCAATGTTCAGCATATTGATGAAATCCCATATGACATGATTCCTGTTGCAGTGGAATATGTTCATCATCTGATTGCGATGTACAGTAGTGCAGAGAAGAAGGCTCAAGGTTCTTTATTTGATAATGAAACATTGGGTTTGGTTAAGGATCTGGTAGATGCAATTATTTCCCAAAACTTTGTGACAAGCAAAATCTATCGTGCAATACACATGCTTAGTAATGAACAAGGTCACTACTTAGCTGAATATGCGTTTAAAACCAATATTGCAGTTCTAAAACTCACTCGAACAATGGATTTAAGAGGACCTCTTAATAGAGAAATCATTAGTGATGATTTAAAAACCATAAGCTACACAACAGGTAATCAACATTATGGCGACCGTTGGTTTCACCCACTGATGGAGTCAAGTCGATTGATGGGAGTACTTGAAATTTCAGGTAGTCTGATTCGTCACTAATAAAATCAACTTAACAAAACCCACTCATCGAGTGGGTTTTTTAATACCCAAAACAAAACCCCAGTAGCGCTAACTACCGGGGTTTTTCATTCCACCCACCGACGAAAGTAAGAGGAAAGTAAATCTATATGGAGCATTTTAAACCAATAGTGGAGCTTATAAAAGTGTCTATTGAAAAGTATGGCTTATGGCAAACAATAGTTGCATTTATTCTTTTGCTTTCCGTGCCAATCTTAATGTGGAAGTTGGATGTAATTATTGCTTCTATAAAAGCATGAACCAACTTGAAAAAACTGCGCCACCTTCGGGTGGCTTTTTTACGTTTAAAGGAAAGTGAAATGAACATCGAACAATATCTTGATGAGTTGATCAAACGAGAAGGCGGGTACGTAAATAACCCAGCAGACCGTGGTGGTGCAACTAAGTATGGAATTACTGAAGCAGTTGCTCGAGCAAATGGATTCAAAGGTAATATGCGAGATTTACCTCTGGATGTGGCCAAAGCAATTTACCGCAAAAACTATTGGACAGCTCCGCGATTTGACCAAGTAAATACAATCAGCTCAGCAGTGGCCGAAGAGCTTCTAGACACTGGTGTGAATTGCGGTACCGGCTTTGCAAAACCTCTTTTACAACGAGCTTTGAACTTACTAAACAACCAAGGTAAAGCTGGATATGCAGATTTAGAGGTTGATGGTGTTTATGGATCTGAAACTCTTAGAGCTCTAAAAACCTATCTGGCCAAACGCGGGAAAGAAGGCGAGAAAGTTCTGGTGCGAGTTCTCAATATTATGCAAGGACAACGCTACATTGAAATCTGTGAGCGTAATCCAAAGCAGGAACAGTTTTTCTATGGTTGGATTGCCAATCGGGTTGTTATATGACTTTCTTTCAATACAGACGTTCAAAGATAGCTTTCACAATCACACTGCTGTGCCTCCTTTTCTCAGGTTGCACAGCTCACACAATTAATAGTAATGTGAATGTCTCGATTTGTGTGAGAGCTTTGTGATGTCGCAAGTCATGATCATGGTTTCGGAAGCGGGCAGAATGGAAAATACTTGCAATCTACCCGCTGATTTAGATAAGAATGGGAGTGTTGTTAAAATCTATGACTACTCATTAAAAGAGTTGACCATTAATTTAGATGGCACTGTGACTTACAATGGCAAAAGATGGACCTTTGATAAGAAGCAAAACTTTTAGTCTTTCCAGCTATCTACAATATCAGCCCAGTCTTGCAACATCTTGCGTCTGCTTTCCAAATACTTTGCATGGTTATAAGTAGCACGAGTTTTGTTCCCATCCGCATGTGCTAACTGTTTTTCAATCCACTTATCATCGTAATCTTTTTCATTTAAAAGCGTGGATGCTGTAGCACGAAAATCATGTGCAGTTACATCAGATAAGCCAATATAATCAAGCATTTTATTCATTGTGGTAGCTGAAAGCATTCCATCTTGATAAATGGCAGGAAATACATATTCTCTGTTGCCAACTAAACTACGTTGCTCTTGAAGAATGTTGAAGACCTGATCAGACATTGGGACGATATGTATGCGCTTCTTTTTCATCATCTCTTTGGGAAATGTGATAGTTCTAGCTTCGAAATCAACATAATCCCATTTCATTCGACGAATCTCTGTTAGAACCCATTTAAAGTGTCTATATTCTCACCAATAAAAATGTCTAGTTTATGATGGCTTAAACATCATGGACTGGATATGAAATATAGATGCTGATCACTATGTCTGACAAAGAAATTCAACGTCTTGCTGTTCTGCAAGACGTTCGAGATCATCGTATTACACAAGTCCGTGCTGCTGAAATCCTTAATCTTTCAACCCGTCAAATTACCCGGTTATTACAGAAGCTCAATCAAGATGGTGTTTCAGGTATGGCGCATGCCAGTCGTGGTCAACCTGGCCATCGTCGCCATGATGATTTATTAAAATCAAAATGTCTTTCCATTATTTCTGAACATCTGCTGGGATTTGGACCTACCTTGGCCCATGAGAAGCTCAGCAGCATGTTTGACCTGAATATCCCGGTAGAAACGCTTCGGCGCTGGATGACTGCAAATGACCTCTGGATTCCACGATCCAAGCGCCTTAAACGTCCATATCAGCCACGTTATAACCGGGATTGCTTCGGTGAGCTAATCCAGATTGATGGCTCATATCATGACTGGTTCGAAGGACGCGCTGCTAAGTGCTGCTTGCTGGTTTATATCGATGATGCCACTGGAAAGCTGTTGCATCTGCGCTTCTGTGAGGCGGAAACGACCTTCGACTATATGCTTTCAACCCGAGCCTACATTGAACAATACGGTAAGCCTCTGGCCTTTTATAGCGATAAACATTCGGTCTTCCGAGTGAACCAGAAATCGAGCCAGGACAGCCAGATCACGCAATTTGGGCGGATTCTGAATGAGTTAAATATTGATATTATCTTCGCCAACTCACCCCAGGCCAAAGGCCGTGTGGAACGTGCCAATAGAACACTCCAGGATCGCCTGATCAAGGAAATGCGCCTAGAAGGTATCTGTTCAATTGCCGAGGCAAATGCCTGGCTGCCCTGCTTTATTGAGCATTTCAATCAGAAGTTTGCCAAGTGTGCGCGAAACTCAAAGAATTTACATCGGCCATTAACCGAATCTCATCTTGAACTGGATGATATTTTTACCTGGCAGGAACCGCGTAAGGTCACCAAGAATCTGACCCTGACCTATGACAAATGTATTTATCTGCTTGAACCGACAGAGCTGAATCATAAGCTTGTTGGGCAATATATTTCATTTCTGGAGTACCCAGATGGCACTGTGGCCCTCATGTACGAGGGACGAAAGCTCAACTACAGCATTTTCAATAAATTAGCTGGGCTACAGCAGAATGAGATCGTTGAGAATAAACGGTTAGGTACAGTTCTGGCACATATTCAGCAACAGCATGAAGAGTTGGAAAAACAGAATAAACGTTCCCGTCTCAAGAAAAGTATGCCGAGTCGTAAAGCTCAGAAAGCTGTTATTGAACAAAGAAAGTTAAATCCTGTGCTTGACTCTTGTGGTTAAAAACAGGACATTTTAAATGGTTTATCGCATAGACATTTTAATTGGTGAATAACAATCTCGATAGTCCTAAGCATCGAGTAGAGCATTACAAGTCCAGCATTTCTTACAGTAGTAGAGCCGCCATAGTTACTTAATTTATTTCTAAGTTGTGCAGCCTCATGCTTTTCCATTGGTCTTGCATGTTCTATTTCAGGACGTTCAACAACATTTTTGACTGCATAGGTGGGGTCATACTCAGCTCTAAGTGTAGCGATTGCATAACGCATAACGCCACCAATAAAAGTACGATTTTGGATTGCCGATACTTCTCCGGTACCATGGTTTTTTTGACGCTTAACTCGTGCAATCGTTTTTTTCATAATTGTCAAAACGTCTGCTGAGGTAACTTCCTTTATGTCCTTATCGCCAATAACTTTTAAAATATCTTTATCTAGTGCGCGTTGAAAAGCTTCCTGGTATCTCTCTGAACGATTATTTAATTTTTCAGCTTTATATTCTGCTGCAACATGTTTGAAGAGCACTCTATTTTCATACTCATCATGTTTAGCCTTTTTTTGTTTTTCCTTATCTTCAACAGGATTCACACCACTTGCCACTAAAGATTTAGCTTCATCTCGTTTTGTACGTGCTTCGGCTAAGCCAATAATAGGGTACTCACCTAAACTCATCATTTGAGTTTTCTTAAGCCACTGGAAACGGTAGCGCCAATACTTCTTTCCATTAGGTTTGATTTCAATACACAACCCGTCCGAATCACCAATTCTATAAAGCTTTTCTTTTGGTTTTGCACTTCTGATTTTTGAGTCGCTTAACATGAAATCTTGAGTATCCGTTTTCGAATTTTAGGGCCATACTCAAAATGATACTCAAGATTAGTGATTTTGCATAGTTTGTCTAGATTTGCGTAGATTTGTATTTTTAATAATTTTCAATAATTTGTAGATTTATAAATTTTGCTAGATTTTATTAGATTTGTTTAATATTTCTTTTCGATCATTAGAAGCATTTTAGATTCAACTCGCTAATAAATAAGGGGATTCTATTTTGATGTGGTTTTTATTCTCAATTTAGTACCCAAGATTGCTAAAGTACTCATGTATAAAATAAAGCCACCATCAATAGATGGCTACTATATCAGAATTTTTATATTCTTCGACTTTATCTTTTACATAGAAGCATATCAAAATAAGTACTTCTAAATTAGATGTTTAGTCATTTAAATATAATAGATGAAATTAAAAGCGGATTTTCAATATGTAAAGCAAGCCTTTGACCTGACTGGCAAGACTGTAAATATAAATCAAATGCAGAAGTAACACTGGGATCAATTGAAGCTTGCATCGCAAAGATTTGTTTTAGTTGTTCAACATAACACATAAGGAATTGAACAATGCTATCGAAACTATTAAGACTCCGTAAATTACTTTGAAAGTTTTTTAGATACGATAAATCTGGAGGAGTATGTAGACAGCACACTTCAACTGTTCCTGGTTCAACTTTATTAAGGTAAGTATTAGACAGTTGTTTTTCAAGAAATGCGCTAATCGGTATTGAATATAATAAGGAATTCACACCATTAAAAATAGAAAATACAATTGTATTATTATTAATAAAATCTATAGGTAATCCTTCATATAATCTTCTATTTATTTCCTCAGCAATTATATCTATTTGTTTAATCTTTTGTTCTTCAATAGAAATATCAGCGAATCGCTTCATTATTCTGTTTATAAATACAACATCACCTGTTCCCGCAATTGCACCTCTGCACCATAACTGTATTTTATTTTCATTATTATGTGATACGCTTAATTCATTAGTCTCAACATTATAATTCATTGCCCTCTTATCTGCTGCAATCATAATAACATCACCTAAGTGAGCAGAAACAATCATGGTCATTGGGTTTAATTTTTAGATTTAATCAGATTATGCTAGTATAACTTTATATTCTAATATTAGAGAATAAAAAAAGTATGGCTGGTGGTACACGTATTGTAATTAATGATAAAGGTATTAGTTTGATAACAGGGGGTAAATTTGAAGTTAAAGCTGGTCAGCATATCTTTAATGATGGACAGCGAGTTAAAGCGGAACTTCCTAATTTACCTGTCGTTAATGAGATTAATAATTATACAAATAAATGGGATTTTTATGATTTATTTTATGAATCTAATTTCTCAAATGTGAAATACAAATTAATTAATAATAAAAACAATACTTATATTTCAGGAACGCTAGATGAACATGGTCGAACTCAACGTATAAATACTTCTACTAGTGAAAGTTACGATATGCTGATTGGTATAGATGAGGGTTGGACTGTTTCAGTTGAAACTGGCAATGAAGATGATGAACATGATTATGAATGTAAATGTGGTTCACACGAAAATCATGAATATGGGGGTGAGATATAA